TTCTTCCAGGAGTGCATTCTTGCCTTCCCGATTTTGTAGTAGTTACGGTAGTTGACGATTGGGTCTTCGCTGACAACGTATTCGGGATCCATAGCAGAAGGCATTGTCGTCATATCATAGTTAGTCAGATTCTTAGGAGGGGATTGCAGCTGGTAGCTGAGCTCTCCGAAACACTTATGAGTCTTATCATAGCGGTAAGTATACTCTTCACCGAGAGCAAAAAAGTGCTCTGCAAGCCAGTTGTAGTTTTCAACCGACTTACGCGCCCATACGGCAGAAGGATGGTTGATGTGCGTAGCTTGATACAGAACAGTATCGCGCGCATCGTCAAGAACCCAACGTTTTGCGTTGCGACCAGTTTTGGTCTTACCAGCAATTTCCCTACCGTCTAGCACTCTATGCGCAGTCGAAAGCAACTGCGCAGATTCTAAAATCATCTTTACAACGTGTTTATCGACCATCCACTGAGCAGCTTGCACAGGGTCAGGTGAGACATAGAAGATGTTCAAAATTTGATCTTTCTATCAAAATATTATAACGCATTATATTACGGATCGAATCAAAAGTCAAGTTTAAAAATTGGTTCTCTATAAATAAGATTGTCAGTCGCGAGTTACCAGCTCCACTGACTCTAACGCTTTATAGGAGCATCAGCTATGACTACTTATCAGCCTTATACATATCTAATAGGTTGGTCTAAATTTGACAGATGGTATTATGGCGTAAGACACGCCAAAACCTGCAATCCCAAAGATTTATGGGTTACATATTTTACGTCGTCGAAACATGTTGCCGAATTCAGAAAACTACACGGCGAACCCGACGTTATCAAAATCAGAAAAATATTCAATGACCGCGCTACATCTTTATTATGGGAAGAAAAACTTCTCAAAAAAATTAAAGCAGCCCAGTCTGACCGTTGGTTGAATCGACACAATGGCGCAAAATCTTTTTACTGTTCGAAACATACAGAAGAAACTCGTTTAAAAATGTCTCAATCCGCTAAGAATATCTCGGATGAAACAAGAATAAAAAGATCAGAATCGGCGAAAAAAATGTCGGATGATCACAAACGAAGAATTTCGGAATCAAACAGAACTAGATTGATCTCGAAAAAAGCAAGACAAAAAATGTCGGAAGCGAAAATCGGAAAAAGAAAATCGGAAGAAACTAAAATGAAAATTTCCGAAACTTTGAAATCTAAAAACAAAAAATCACTTGATCATACGTTTCCATTTTTGTAAAGATTTTTGACGATGAATGATGTTGGAATTTTTGTAGAATATTTCTCCGTCGAGAAAGTCCATACAATGTTGAAACGCGCGAGCTGTCATCCCTGTGTATGTTTCGGTTCTAATTTCACCATTAGGTGTAGCAAAACGAACTTTACAGTGTTGTGGTCGTTTAACTTTTATGACTAACCCTGGATACGTTATGCTTATTTCTTCAAGCCGAATTTGATCATTGCTTGGCATAACAATTCTTGGGTTGAAACACACAAAATTCTCTGGAGCGCCGCGCATACCGAAGATCCTAAGAGGAATCCCGACTTGAGGAGCAGTAAGACAGATTGCGTTGTTATCGTACATAAACTTGATGAGCTCTTGTGAGAACTCAAACGGATCAAATGGTGGGTTCTTGAAATCAAAAGGTTCTGACTTTTCTTTCAGTTGAGGGTCCCGGTAATCAATAACTTTCATTCTGCAATCCTACTAAAAGATTTTGTCTTGACAAACTTGACGACATTCTCAAACTTGTCGTGTAGAGTGTCTCTATGGGAGATGATGAACACGTTTGAGTCTCTGCTAATATTCTGTAAAATCTTGAGCAAATCCTCAGCCGAGTTACCATCAAGAGAACTATCGAACACTTCATCAAGAATCAAAAGATTCGTGCTAAGAGAGTTACGAAGTTTAGCTACTGCTCTCCAGGTGAACAGAATAGCCAGGTCAATCTTCTGTTTTTCGCCTTCACTGAAAGATGCGTAGCTGAACTCATCGCGATAGCGAGACTTGATGACTTCGTTGAACTGCTCGTCTAGATTGAATTCAACGAACAGATCAAACTCGGACAGATACTTATTGATCAGCTTGTTGATGACTGGTATGTATTGGTTCACGATACGAGTCTTAATACCTCCATCTTTCAACAACAAAGCTGCAGCGTTCAGGACACGCTTGTCCTCCTGTAGTATATTATAATGATTTGACAGATTTGTCAAGTCTTTTTCTAGGTCAACAACCTTCAAATCGGAATTTTCTTTTGAAGTCTTCTTAGCTTCATCAAGCTCTTTTGATATTGTTCTAACTTGATCGTTAAACATCTGAATCTTCAAAGTTTCATGAGATGCCTTGGTTCTAAGATCATCACATTCCTTATCAATTTCAAGTATCTTGCTGAGCTCTGTGTTGGTTTCTTCATACTTGTTCGCTAACTGCGACAGACCTGACTCAACTTCTTTGATTTCATCCTCGCGTTTTCCTACGATCTCGCAGCTAAACTCAGAACTGATTTCTTGTTTGCAAGTCGGGCAGTTGTCGTGATTATTGAAAAAATCAATCTCTTTCGAAAGAGAAGCAGTTTTGATCTCCATCTGCGCTCTCAAAGTTTTCAGCTTCTCGACTTTATTCTTAACACTACCAAGGTTAGTAAGATAATCGGATTTTGATTTGATTACATCAGCTAACTCGCTTTTAGTCAGTCTAGCCTCTTCAATCTTTTTTTCAACGTCAGCAAGAGCAGTTTTCTTCTCTTGAATGAATTGTTCGTTCTTAGATTGAACTTCTTTCAGATGTTCCCGGACCATCTTGATCTTAGCTTCAACGATATTGCGTTCGTTGCCGTTATCCTGAATAAGACTGGCATTGTCTTGCACTTTCTCTTTCAATAGAGTATTCATTGTAGTGAACACTTGCAAGTCGAGTAGGTCTTCAATGATCGTTCGACGCTGAGAAGCAGGAAGCTGCATGAAAGGAACGAAAGAAGCAGAACCAAGAACAACAACCTGACAAAAAGACTTGTAGTTGATCTTCAGAACGTTCTTTTCTAGAACTTCCTGGTAGTCTCTCATTTCAGCCGATTGGTTGACTAGGTTATCGTTACAGTAAACCTCGAAGACAGCAGGCTTGATGCCTCTGACGATTTTGTAATGATTTGATTGAATAGAGAACTCAAGCTCTACAATCAATTCTTTACGAGTGATTGTGTTGAGCAGCTGTGGCTTGTTAATGTTTCTGAAAGTCTTACCGAACAGAGCAAAAGTAAGAGCGTCAAGGATGGTTGACTTACCTGCTCCATTCTCGCCTACGATCAGAGTGGTCCCTGGCGTAGACAAGTTTAGTTCTGTGAAGATGTTTCCGGTTGAGAGGAAATTCTTCCATCTTATTGTTTTGAAATGAATCATTCTACAGTTATCGCCTGATTATACAGATCGACGATCACTCGTTCAAGTTTATCCCTGTTCAGATTAGGAGAGTTGACTTGATCGATATGTTTCATGAAGATGTCAAGAGTGCTTTCGGCTTCATTGACAATTTCGCTGTCTTCATCTAGATTCAGGTTTAGATGATCATCGACGATCTGAAGGTTTAGAATACCTTGTTTTTCAATACTCTCGCAAAACTTGTCAAACCAAAACGGATTCGTCTTGTTGGTGACGATCAGCTTTACGTAGGTTCCTTTGTGCTGAGTGAAGTCGTAGTCGAGCAACTCTTCCATTGTTTTCGAAGAGTCATCATACCAGACCTTACTGAACATTATATATGGATTCTCAATAAAAGTCAAGTCTTTATTTTGAAGATCCAGTATGTGAAACCCGCGAGAATCGCCATAGTCAGACCAAGTAAACTGACCGTGAGAACCAACGTAATTGATACTACCATCAGTGGACCGATGATGAAAATGACCAGAAAGTACGCAATCAAACTTGTCAAAAAGTCTACGATCTTCGCCATGTGAACAGATACTCCCTTTGAACATTTGGAAACCTTGTAACTCAAGATGTCCCATACAGATTGTTGATCTTGATTTTTCAATCATTTCCATCGTGTGTTCTTTGTTATCAGAACAGATCCAGGGAACGAACAAAATAGGTGTCTCGTGAATCACAACTTCAGTCGCGTTCTGATAGATATAAACAGACTCATCACACAGTTCTTGCACCGAGTTGACTGCGTTCGTATTTTTGTAATACGTGTCGTGATTACCCAATATTTGATGCAGTTTAAGACCCATATGCTCTATCGGCTCAAGGAAGTCTTTACGGAGACGATTTGCAGTCTGAATATTGATGTATTTACGGCGATCAACTAGATCACCAAGATGCACTATAGCCTCAATACCTTGTTTATGAATCTCAGGAAAGAAAACATTATCAAGAAATTTCTTGAACATGTCCATAAATGCAACGTTATCATTTCTGATACCAGCATGCGTGTCAGCGATTATAGCTATCTTCATTCAGCGACGCTTAAGATACCGGTTGCTGAAAGTAGAATGCTCTCTTTCGTTTGTTGTTTCTCTCTCAACCACTTCCATACGGTTGTTCAATACTTCTTCACAAAACTTTTTGATATTGTCTAAATGCATACGCGAGTTCTGTCTGACGTTAGTATTAGGATGAGACAGAGCGTTCATTGCAAAATCAATAATGTTTTGCGGCAGTATGTTGTACTTTGGATTGTTTTCATTGCTCATTAGAATTCCCTTCTACAAACTTTTCTACTCCTTGTATAATACTACTCTTTTTGGTTTTTGTCAACTTTTTTTCAAAGCTGTCGATGATTCCATTCGTAATATCGTTGTAATGGGGATTGTTACCTGTTACAGTATTGAAAGTTTCAGTATCAAGCTCTGAGATCATCATGCTATTGATCATGTTTTTATGCTTGATGTATTGCTGTTTTTTTTCCTTTGAAATTCTTCTAATGAAAGCATTCCAGGCGATCTGAGTGAAATAAGCAAATGGGTTGCTGGATTTTTCCGGGTTGAATCCGTTTACGGAAGCAATACAATTCTCCACACCATCTGCAATCATTTCATCTCTAAAAGAGTAACCAATAAAATTGGGTTTGGTTGACAGTTTGTTACAAATTGCTAAAATGCATTGACCGACATAATCTGGAATTTTTGTATTGGGGTTCTCAACGAACTTGTTTTTATAAGCGACTAAAGCTTCATAAAAATCTTTGTTGTTCACGTAGTGGCGCTTGGGTTTTGCTGACATAATGCTTGACTTCTCCATAAATGTAGGTATAATCACTAATGTGTGAATGATAATAATTAGAGTAAATCTACAGTGTAGGTCTTGTAAGGAAACTTTTCCTCGCTGTAGATCTTGATTCGCTCGACGAAATGAAGGATGGTATGATTCTTTTTAGACTTCCAAGTCAGGTCATCGGCAATGTCATACAGAGTAGCTTCCGATTTAGTATCAGAAGTTCTGAGACCTCTACCGATCGACTGGAGGTTTCTCACCCTGGACTTTGAAGGACTAGAAAATACAACATTGTGCAGATTACGAATGTTAATGCCGGTGGAGCTAGTTCCGTAGCTAGCAACAACAATAGCATTTTCTTCTGTTTCAATGATTCTCCGAATTTCTTCACGTTTCTCTCCATCAATAGCACCAGAAATGAAAAAGACCTTACGATCAACAGCTTCTTTTGATATAAGATCATATAGAGTTTTGCCGTGTTTTTCGACAAACTGAAATAGTAAAAGAGTGTTACCATTCAAGGAAAGAGCAAGATTCTTGATGAATCTGTTGCGAGCTTCATTTCTTACAATGAAGTCTATCTCGGTTTGGTAGTCAGTTCCAGTCATAAGTTTTCTTACGTCTTCTGGATACTTGAGAACGATAGCCTTGATACTGAAATCAGCTAGATGTTTTTGTTCAATCAGATCGGCAGTTGTTGTAATTTTACGAACTGCGCCAAACAAACCTTCGAGCACGAGCTTGTGAGTTTGAGTGCCGTCCAGAGTTCCGGTGAAACCGAATCTGTATTTACAACCAGTCATTTTGCTCATGATGGTTGAAAGAGACTTGGCTTTGAACAGATGTGCCTCGTCACCAATAACAACATCAAACTGATCGAACCACTTCTTCGGCTGTTTGTAGATTGACTGCCACGTTGAAATGACGAAAGGTTTGTTTGATTCTTTTTCTTCGCCAGACATTATCTTATGAGTCATTCCTTTCGGTAGACCATAATCTTCAAAGTCTGAAGCCATCTGATGAACGAGAGACGTTGTTGGAACGATCATCAGAGTCTTCGTTTGATACCAACAAGCAAGAAGGTAAATTATGAATGACTTACCAGAACCAGTCGGAGACAGTAGAACGCCTCTACGTTTTCTTACTGCATGCACGAACGCATCAATCTGATAGTCTCTAGGCTGATGTTTCGGTTGTAGTTTCTCTATGAATTGTTTTGCTTCAATGAGAGAGAATTCTGTATCAGAGAACGGACCTTCGTATTCTATCTCGTAATGTCTACTCTTGCAGAACTGCTCTAGATGATGATTCAAACCTGCGTAGAGCAATGATACAAGTGGGTTGAAGAGTCGAATCTTTCCATCCCAGACTTTGTTTCTGAAAGATGGCATAAACTTAGCGCCAGGTACTTCAAACGTGAAATGGTCCGCTAACTCCATGGCTAACCCGGAGTCGCAGACTATTTTGTTGTATACTTCGTCGTAACGTGTCACTTTTATAATATCAGTCATCAACCACCCATTGTAAACTTCGTAAACTCAATAGCGTTCTTGATTATATAGCCTCTGGTTTGAAACGACTTGATGATGGACTCCAGGAACTCTATCTTCTCTTGCTGCATACCAATCTTCAGCGAAAGATCAATGATGTCCTGATCGCCTTCCATGTATAGAGGAATATCAGCTTTCAGGATCAACCCTCGCGCGGGCATGCGCCAGCCTTTTTCTTTCGTCTCTTCGGTTGGACCCTGAGTGTAAAACTCATGCTTCTCGAGCTTCAACTTCTTCATATCAGACTCGAGTTTTCTAAGGATCACTTTTTCGCCGACGTAGATAGAATAGTACTTGTGGTGGAGCTTGGGAATCTTTAAGCTCTCATCAGCAAGTTCTGTTCTATCAATAACGCTGTCTTTTTCCCAAGAAGCAAAAACGTCTTCAAACTTCATCATTACACCTTACTATATCAAAGCTTTATATTACTATAGAAGGTGACAAAAGTCAAGCAATAACTTTAGAAATTTCGTATTTTGTGTACTTGAAAGATGCCGAAGCTTCTACGTAAGCAACGTCTTCATTCGTTGTATTCATTTCGAACCCTGATAATCCGGTCGGGAAACAATCTTCAAAAACAATTTCGTAGTTGGGTCTTTTGGCGCTTGACAGAATAGTCAAAGAAATTTCGGATGTTGTAGATTCACCGGTGATTTTTGATTTTGCAACTAAATTCGCATACGCACTGTAAGATTGTTGACCGACTGCTCTTATCCAGTTATCGATCTCGAGATAGTTTTGCATATCTTCGTCAACTCTGAATGTGATAGAAAGATCCCCGAACTCCAAGTGATCACCAAACTGAGGAATGCGAATCAGAGGAGTTGGAATGTTAAATGCCGGCAATGTAAGCTCTGGTAGTGTAACTTTTTGTACGAAAAAATTGATAGTTGGCGCTCTCTTCATAATGAACTTGAAATTGAGAGGACTCAAGAAATTCTTGTTTGTGGGCGTATTATCAACTGCTGACATGATTTTCTCCGTTTCAAAATATTTATATAAAAAAAAGGGGAGCCGAAGCTCCCCTTTCTAGTCTGCGGCTTGAAACCGTCTTGTTTATCCCCACCTTTAGTTGAGTGGGGTATTAATTACATCAGGTTATTTACGATAACGCGACGATAGTAGAGGTTGCTGTTGAATGTCAGAGCGCCTGAACCAACTGTTAGACCCTGAGCGAATGGATTTGCTACCATGCCATAACGAGTCTTGAAGCCGATTTTTGGCTGGAAGGTTGACTGGTCAACAGCGCGGACCATCTGCAGAGGAACGTATGGGCAGTAGAACAGACCAGCGTCGAAAGCAGAAGAACCCTTATAACCGATCGTGATATAGTTGCCACCGATTGCATATGGATCGATGTAAACCTTTAGACGACCATTAAGAACACCAGCAAAAGTATTGCCTGTGTCATCAACGTTGAGGTTGTTTGAGTTGAGGGCAGGAGCGTAGTCAAGAACACCAGCCATCTGTAGAGCCGAAGCAACGTCGGACGAGCAGATAACGATGTTACCCTTACCACGACGAGTTGTACGAGCGATAGCATTAGCTTCACGTTCCAGCTGGAACATCAGACCCTTGAACTTTTCAACTGACCAACGACCGTTTGAGTCGGTGTCAAGGTCGAAAATACCAGCAGTTGTAGTATTGTCCTGAGCGCCAGTTACAGCAGTGATATTGATCGTACGAACAACTTCACGGTTGATTTCAGCCATGATTTCAGCTGAAAGGATGTTAGCAAGTTCTGTTTCAGCATCAAGACCATGGATAGCCTTTAGATCCTGAGCCAGTTCCATTGTGTACTCAGCCTTCAGGGCACGTGACTTCGCAGTTACAGTTACCTTCTCGATTGAGAAGCCCATCTGAGCGAATGCAGTGTTACCGTCAGTTCCAAGTACTTCAGCCTGAGCTGTTGACATACCTGTGCCGGTGTTATAAGCGTTAACAGCTGACATGATTGAAGTATTCGTGTCACCTGGGATTGTACCAACAAACTTCTGACCGAACGAGTTAGCACCTGAAGTTACAGATGTGAATGTTGAGTCAACTTCGTTGTAGAAAGTTTCTGAACCGGCTCTTGTGTTACCGATTGCAGATGTGTTACCAAGAGCAGCAGAGTTGCCGTACTTCGAACGCATTGCAAAGATAAGTCCTGTTGGACCTGTCATTGGCTGAGTACCAGCAATGTCATAAGCAATCAGGTTTGGCATCGCACGACGAACCAGTGAGATAAGTACTGGGTCGAATGTGTCGATTGGACCAGCGCCAGCAGTTGAGCTAGATGCTCCAATACCGTTGAATGCACCACCTGAAGTTGTTTCAGTAAGAGTTTGATATTGACCGTGAACGGCGGATTCGCGAAGAGCGCGCTCTGTGTTTTCTAGAAGAACTGCAGTTACCGAACGACGATGAGCGTCGCGGATTGTTGGCAGTTCTGAGTGCTCTAGAATAGGAGCCCACTTCTTTTGGATTTCTTCCTGTAGAAACATTTTAGTTATTCCCTTTCTTTAGGTTTTTTTTTATTTATAAAAAATTACTTCTTGACGGTTCTTGAGATTGCTTGTACGTACTTGTTAACCTGAGGATCAACATTTACGGTTTTCTCGCCGATTTCGCCTTCGAACGTTTCTTCCTCGATATTCGAAGACTGAGGCTTCGTTGCTGGGAAATAGTTTTCCTTTACAACCGAAAGTTTCTTCTTGTAAACATCGAGGTTGCCGTCAAAGCTGACTCCCTCGGCAAGTGAAAGAAACTTTTCGGACTGAGTTAGAGTGAGACCTTCCGCGATTTCATCGACAGTTTCCTGTCTCGCCGATTCCAGAATAGCAACTTTTAGCTCAGCATTTTCATTGATTGTCTCGTCTAGAGCAGCTTCTAGTCTTTCAACTTTAGCAGCTAGTTCTTCAACAACATTGATCTTTTCTTCTGGCATATCGATGTAATGCTCAGCGAAAAGGCTCTTTAGACCACCAATGAATTCTTCCATGATTTCGTTGCGTAGCGCCGATTCAATCGCCACTTCGTTTTCCTGCATCCAGTTTTCAACAACGTAATCAAGGTATGTGTTTAGGTTATTTTCGACACCTTCAACGATAGAAGTAACTTCTTCTTCTAATCGAGTTTCGTACTCTTCCTCAAGGCGCGTAATTTCAATCACAGCACGCGCATTAACTGCAGCTTCGAATAGAGTTGAAGCTTTATCTTTAAACTCTTCTGAAAGATCTTCACCATCAAACATTTCTTCAACGTCTTCTTTAACGTCAATTTTTGGCATAGGGTCGCGAGTCTTAGGACCTTTACCAGTAGTCATATCGATACTTGATGCGTTAGAGTCAGCCGAAGCGCCAGCTGGTAGCGAGCTTGCTTCCTTACCGATAAGAGCCATGGCTTGTGTATACCATTTTGTCAAATCGTCCTTACGCATAGAATGCATTGCGCCGATTACTGAAGTGATAGCTTCAATCTTCGACTTTGGATCTGAACCAACTGAACGAGATCCTGCCTTCAGAGTTTCTGAGGCAATTGATTCATCTAGCTCATACATTTCTTGTTCTTCTTCGGAAAGAGCATCGTATTCTTCTTTTGTTATGCTACCTTTCATCATTTCTTGATGTTTTGTAGCTTTGATCTTTTTTCTAAAAGCTTTACGTCTATCTCTATTATCCGCAGCGTTGGTAGTACCCACGTCAGAATTCGTTCTGGTTTGGGTCATATGTTTAGGATAATCCCACTTACCTTCGCCGATTTGTTCGATATTTTCTTCAGACATTAAAGGTCTCCCTTCCAATTTGTTTAGTTTATTTATATTAGATTTGTTTTTGACGAGAGAGACTTTAGGAAGCTCTCATAGATACCGAACTTACCTTGCTCGATCTCATCCATACGCATTTTCTTCATTTCTTTGCGCGTTTCGTGTAGTTTCTCTTGATACCAAGATTCTGTAGATGCATCGTAAACCCACTCAGCTCCTTCCATAATACCTTTTACGAAAGCATTAGGAGCAGAAGGATCAGCTACAATATCAGCTGCAGTAGCAAGATGAAAATCATCCTGCACTTCCATAATACCTTGCTTGTTCGGCTTCAGAGAACCAAGACCGCGAGAAGAAACGCCAAGATTAGCACCAGACTTCAGTAGACCCTTAGCAATATTGCCCATTGGCGTATCTGTAAGTCTAGCTTTACCAATAAAGTTTGAACCATCACGCTTTAGTTCTGTAATCATATGAGAAACGCGATCAAGATTAATCTGAGGTCCAGTTGGGTGACCGAGCTCACCATAAGCTCTATTCTGACTGATATTGTTCTCGATGTATTTATTGACTGCGGTTTCTAAAACAGGCAGGCTGTAGATACGACCATTACGGTTTGGAGTATCAGCCTGCATGAAGATACCATGGATGTAATGATCTTTAGAACCATCTTCCTTGGCTTCTGAGAGGTATTCGACCTCTTCGGTCAGTTCTGTAATAAGTTTCATTTTAGCCTCTATACGCCGAAGATGTAGCAAACACGGCGACGTTAGCAGCAATAGTATCAGTTGGAGATTTCGCTACAAAAATATACTGATTTGCTGGTAAAGTGAATGTACCGATGGTTCCGCCGCTGTTAGCAACCGTGATTACGGCAGCTGATGTTGCGCTAATAAAAACAATTTGAGAGCCGTTGATGGTGTTAGCTGTAGTCAGGGATATCTGACTTGCTGTTGGCTTTATGATATTCATACGTTTCTTCCTGTATTTACGTCGACCGAGTAATTCGGGAATGTGTTTCTTGGAGCGCCAGTCATATCGATACCACCATCAACAGGTGCCGTTTGCTCGTCTTCTTCTTTGTCTTTTGAATGATCGCCGTATACCATGTAATCGTGAACTGCGGATACATGATCCTTAGCAACTGCTATCTTTGCTTGCACCCATGGTTCAATAATCTGTTCGTCGCCAAGCTGCATAGCAAGATGAAGTGCTTTATTCGCAAGAGCACGCAGTTGCGTTTTTGCCATTTCAGCGGATTCATCGCCGTCTGAACCGCCAAGTAGAGGAACTGCTAGGTCTTCCTTGATCGACGCTTGATGATGTCTGATTACACTATTAGCTACGTGTGCAGCTGTTGTATCATTTAGTTCCGACGTTTTTCTACCGGGTAGACTTGCGCTGTATTTTGTGATGTCTTTACGACTTGCGACTACGCGAGAACCAGGCGTTTTTTTATCTTTATACGCCGAATAAGGATGAATAGAAGTTAACTTTTCGCCTTTGTAATGAAGATCGTATGTCGGTTTGCCGTCAGGGTGCGCAGTGGTTGATTTCTTACCAGTTTTGACCAGTTTGTAGTCTGGATGTAAATCTGTTGTTTCGACGATTTCGGCGGAGCCAACTCCGTGTAGAGCTCCTGAATTAAAACCCTCTGTTTCTTCTCCGAGGTGTGGAGTTACAGTAAACTTGTGAGTCTTACCGAGAGTTCCGGTTCTAGCCTTTGATCTAACGTGAACTGTTTTACCGTCGTTCTTTGTTACCATACCGTAACCTTTGTCACCTGTACCATGCTGATAGAAGTCAGTGTGCATACCAACATCCATACCCTTCGCCATGTCTGGGTGCATCTTACCCTTGGCGCCATATTCGCGATGGTTTACTTCGTTGATTGGCTCAACTTCTTCATTAGTCTTTTTTGACTTTTCTGGATGCATGCTGTAATAAGCACCAAGAGCCATACGCTGACGTTCTTCGCCTGACTTACCAGCGAACTTTGGGTCTTTTGACTTGCGGAAATCATGGATTATGTCGCCAGCTGAAGTATTTTTTGTGAGAACTTCTTTGAGAGTCTTTTTTGGCTTAGAACAGTCAGCCATTTCGTGGACTGGGCAAGAAACACCTTCTTCAGTCATATTGCACTTTGCGGCTTCATTAGCTTCGTGCTTGATCGTGTATTGTTTCCCGGATTTATCCTTAGCTACAGAATAACCCTTACCAACAAACTTTACGGTGGCTTTGGATTTGAAATCTGGATTGTTTTTGCTAGGAGAAACGTCGACCTGATCGCCAACCTTCTTAGCTTCATTTACGTTTTCTGAATCTTTGATATTCTTACGACCATGCTTCGTTTCTTTTGAATCAGAAAGAGCAGGCTTGATGTTTGTAGCCTGATATACATCGTCTCCATTACCAACGCGATCCGAATGCTTCTCAGTCTTGTGTAGTTTTACGAATTCTTGTTCGTTCGGAGCCTTCGGTTCGTAATCAACACCAGGATCTTTACCAGTTGATCCTGGTACGACCTTGGAGGCTTTTACGCCATTTAGGATATCTTTAAGCGTCTTCGCCATCTTCCTGGTCCTCTACTTCGTCTGTTTCTAATTCTTCTTCAGTTTCATAATCATCAGAAGGGTTTCCGAACATATTCATCGCCATTTGTTGTTTCTTACCTTCAATCGCTGAAGCAACCCTATCCTGAAGAACAGCCTTGAAAGCGTCTTCGAAATCGATAGGCTTCTGATTCGAACTGAACTTGATAAGATCTGCTACTCGAGCTTCAATTTCCGTCATGTCTATAACCCTTATTTATTTCTTGATAAAGTTTGTACTGCTGATCTATATTTAGATTCATCCTGTATAGAACGCTTATCTTTTTTACCCAGAAGATTAACCGTTGCTTCTGCTTCTCTGATTTTTTTAGCCTGTGCATTATCTTCTGAAGGAGCTCCTGGATCTTCACCATCAACAGGAGGTTGTTCGCCGTCGGTCGATGATGGATCAATCATTCCATCCATAGGAGAAGGAGGATTCCAACGAGGATCCTCCTGCTCTTCATCAATCTCTTTGTCTTGTTCTTCAATATCATCATCTGACTGCTGAAGAATATTTTTGCGCGCCCACTCGTGCGAGTAGTATTTACCAAGCAAACCACCCTGATCCATAGTCATCATGAGCTGGGCACGATTCTGAATCATTTCGGCATTCTTTAGCTCGGTGAAGTAGTTGTCCTTAGCGAAGTCGAATCTGATATCCGGAGCAATATTCTGCCAATCCTCGATCGACATAATACCTTTCAGAACCAGCTGCTTTTCTAACAGTGAAGTGAATAGTGTGCTGAAACGACCGCGAAGTCTTGAAATGAACTTAGAGAACTTCAGTTCGTCTCTTGTAACTTCTGTTGCTCTACCAAGAGAGAACAGAGCATCAGAATTGAGACGGTTCACAGGCACGTTTAGAGTTTGATACATCTTTTTCTGGAAGTAAAGAACATCATCCATCTGACCGAGCGTTTGACCGCCTGGTAGTGTAGTTACTTCCGTACCACGTCCGCCTTCTCTACGAGGCAGCCAGTAGTCTTCAAGCATCGTCATGAACTTTCTATCGTCGCGAACCTCACCAGTTGCGCCGTCGTAAATCAAACGATTTTTGTGCTTGACCATAATGTCGCGAACATACTGCTCAGCCTTCATTTTAGGCAAGTTACCAACATCGATATACCAGATACGACGCTCGGGAGCGCGCGCGAGGCGGTAAATTACTAGAGCATCTTCGAGAGTGCGAAGCTGATTGAGTGCTTTGATTGCTTTGTGAAGATATGAGAGAACCATTGTTCCCTGAGTGTCAGACAATCCTGAAGTGATATACACAACCGAATCTTTGGCGATCTTCATACCAGTTGTTGAAGGACCAACTACCTTATTACCATAGTTGAAACCCTTGTCGTTGAAGATGAAGTATTCGTTTTGAACCTTTGGGACAACAGCCTCGTGACCGTCTCCACCAGGAACTTTTCTTTTTGCTACTTCACGAACTTTACGGATTTTTCTAGGATCAACGTATCTTACTTCTTTGATACCAGCACTTACGTTCTTTTCATCAATAACAACGTGGTAATACAATCTACCATCAATATACCAGCGACGGTAGATCTCATATGCTCTTGATTGAAAATCTAGAATGTTTAGAACGTTTTGAAATTCGTCTCGAATGGCTTTCTTAACCTTGTCTGTTACTTCAAGGTTGTCGAGAACAATACTGACGATATTTTGTTCGTCGATTGATATTGATTCGTTTACGATTTCATCTACAGCCGAATCAATTTCAGGCTGTAGAGACATTTCTCTGTACTTAGTTACTAACTCAGCTTCGGTTCTTACCGTTCCGTCTAGGTCAATATAAGTGCCGTAAGCACCACCTGCGGCAACGATAACTGCTCCGTCGTCTGCTTCTTTCGGAGCAAAAGACGGAGCTGTATCAACAGGAACTTTACGTTGGAATTCGAAGCCGAATAGTTTCATTTATTTTACTTTTCCAAAATGGAGAGGAGTAATCCCCTCTCCTTCACAATATGTATATTATACTCTGATCAGGCGTTGCCAACATCACCAGTATCGATTTTAACCCCGCCATTCTCGCCATTATATGGAACCCAATAATCGTAAGAGAACGTCACGTCAAACGTCTGGATGGCGTTTGTATTGTCCCAGTCAAGAGCCATGTTAGAAACAGTTGTTGGAAAAATGCCAACGAATTCATAAGATCTAATACCGGTACCATCTTTAGAAAATTGGGATACAAAAGCTGTTGTCTTATAGCTATTGTTTAAAGCTCCGTCAATTTTCAAATTCCCAACCAATGAATTCATTCGGTTGGACCAGTCTTCAAACATATTTCTAACCAGATAATCTTCATCATTCATAACCGTTACTGTCCAATCAGCAAACTCGCGATCGCCAGCAAGTTTAATCTTTCTGCCAAAATAAGGAACATCAACAGATCCGATAGTTGCTGCTGGAACTTCAGAAGCTCTGCAAGTGAATGTAAATTTTTCTAATGCGCCTGCTGCAGCGCTAAAGGGTGTTGAGATTGAGACTTCGAAGAGTGAAGGTCTCGCACCACCTAATGAAAGACCGCGACTTTTGAAGTCATTGATATTAAAACCAAACATGTTCGTTACTCCTGTTTTTTTTATTTATTAGAACTGACCGATGATTGTTGAGAACTGAACGCCAGTTCTAACAGCAACGAAATTCAGCTGAATAAAATTGATTGAACGATTTGGCTTGATGTAGATATCACCCCAGAACTCGTTGCGATCGATTCTTTCTGCTGTGTTATTTGTAGCGTCGCAAACAACCAGGAAGTCAGTAACGCCACGGCGAGCCTGAACATCACGCAGATAAGGAACAACTAGGTTTTTGAACTGTGATCTTGTAAATTCATCATTGAACTCGAACAGAGAGAATCTCGAAGCATTAGCAATTGCTTTTTCGAGAGTGATGAACAGGCGACGAACATTGATACGATCAAAAGCTGAAGGCTTCTTGGTTCCAGTCTTATCACCGAACAGAACTGTTCCCTGACCTGGGAATGTTACAATCGGATTGATCGAGTTCTTGTATAGAAGATCTCTTTCTAGTTTTACTGGATTATAACGAAGTTTTACAATGTTTTTAATCTGACCACGATTGAAACCAGCTGGTGACCACCAAGCGTCGTTTGTTGCTTCTGTTCTTGCAGCAAGACCAGCAATATCGCCGTTCAGAGGAACATAACGATAAACGTCGTTATAACGATCGTACATATACTTGTAGCTTGAATCGTATACTGCATATGTAGAGTCGTTGATAGCACCAAACCAGTTAACAAGAGAAGTAGCTTCTGCTCCAACATTGCTCTTTACCAGAGAGTCATCTGCAGAGATGAATGCGACGCAGTCTTTACGAGCTTCAGCGATATTTTGAATCAGATAGTTTGCAAGCTGGAAATTGCTTACAGTCTGACCATTTACAGTTGTAGTTCCGCCAGTTGGCTTACCCTGCATTACTAGGGAAATATCAACTGTCTCTACAGACTTATAAAGATCATATGCAGAAGCAAGAATGTTTAGAGGAGCAGTTGATTCTGTGTAACCATCAGTTCCACCAACGAACTCAAGAGAAAGAGGAGTTTGATTAGTTGAACTTGCAATATTCATAGCAACATTTGAAACAGCGCCAGTACGATCATTACCCCACCATACGTAAGCAGAACCATCATTGATTACTGTCTTGTAGTAAAGCGAAGCGCCTGCCTGAGACTTAGCATCTGTGGCACGAGAAACGTTTTCAAAAACTTCTAGAACTGCACTAGGAACACCAGTGAACATACCATCATGGTCAACAACTACTACGTGCATTGAGTCAATAGCTGAAGTGTTACCAAAATTCGTATTATAGTAAGAAGATACAGGAGCTCCGTCGACTCTGTCGAAGAATTCCCAGTTTCTTGTTAGGTTAATAACCGAAGTGTTACCGTTTGTTGTTGTATTAGCAACGTAATCAGTTGCAAGTCTGTAACCACCATCAAAATTTACATTAAAAGTTGCTACTGAAGCATTGGCAGTTACTGAACCAACAGAAGTAACCTTCAGATACTGAGTTCCAATAGAACTGTTTCCAATAGTTACAGCGTCGCCTACGGTTAATCCGTTCGCGATTGTATTTGCGTAAGTATTAGCTGCACCTACAACGCCGTCGGAAGTGAATGAGAACGTTCCTGTATTTGAACCAATGCTGAGCGAGAAAGAACCAGTAATTGTATTGCTTGTAACATTTCCAACAAGAGCCAGGTTTGAGCTGTATGCATTTACACTATCGCAAACTGAAATCTTCAGCGATGTACCGAGAGAGCCAGGATACTTTGCGATGTAAACAGCATTAGAAGAAGTATTACCATCGCGAACGTTCAGGTAATCATTTCTGTTCTTTACAACGTTTGCAGCTACGTTTGCAGCGCCTGTATTCGCGATCGCGTTCAGAGCACCTTGAGCAGCATTTGAGCTGGTCGTATTAGCAGCACGAACTACGTAAAGAGAAGAACCGTAACCAAGAAAGTTAGCGGCAGTGAAAAATGTCTCATAGTTATTTGATGTTGGCTTGCCGAATGTGTTAACGAGAACATTTTCGTCGGTTACCAAAAATCTTTCGCCAACTGGACCCCAGCGAAAAATACCGGCGATTGCGCCGGTCGAAGTGGCTACGCCTGGAACGACTGTAGTAAGATCGACCTCAGTTACGTTTACGCCAGGACTTACTTGATATGCCATTTGTTATCTCCTTTCGAAAGTATTATATAATCGAGCGTTTCAAACTTATTTATAAAAACCCGTGTTCTGGCTCATCGCTCATCCATCCTCTAATAGTCGGAGCCTCGACTATCTCTGCATGCGTCATGCCATTATCAACAAATCCAAACGGAGTAAGATCCTGTGATATTTCTTCATCTGTTTTTTCGCGGAGCCTAGCGAGTGTATTTATAGAAGTAAGCTCCTTGAAATACATCTGATCTGAAAGCCAGGCGAACAGAACCAAACCCATGACCATGTCATCGTGTTTACCAGACTCTGCTTCGTAGGACAATCCCTTTCTAGAAAAGGTAGAGAGTTCGCTAATAGTTTCAAAATCATTTAGGACAAGTTGATTTTGCTCGATCAGAAGTTTTAAGATCGAACAACCGACAGACTTGACTGACTTCGTTGTGCGAATACCTTTGTCAATATTACCACCAAACCCCGAAGTGATTCTCTTGCCGCTTCTACCAGCTGATTCCGTGAACAGAACATTATCGTATTCAAAATCATAATGTAATGAATTTGCTACCTGACCACCCATGTTATTGATTTCAACAAGAACAACAGCGTTGTTATACGATTTGCAAACTCTGAAAACAATCTCAGCATAGTCAATTGGTGACACTAGATTGTTACGGTAAGTGCAGACCTGTTTGTAAGGCATAGAATGAACGTCTATTATACTGAATGCCGAGTAGTCTAAACCTTTGCCCTCTGAAACGTCGACGATACAGACGTAAGGGCGATCTTTCACAGGCTGTTCAAATAACTGTAATCCATCGTTTTTATGAATCGGTATTTGATGCGCGAGTTCTTTTAGTTTCCAGCCAGCAATAAGAGTACCAGAGCTACCTTGAAATTCTACACAGTACTCCTGATCAAACTTTTCTGTATCAAAATTCATCGCAGAAAGAGTGTCTTTTCTCCAGGCTTCGTCTCTTCCCGGAACGTCATGCCACATCACTCTGATTGGTTTGTAGTTGTTTTTACCTTCAGATGAGTTCTGCCAGATTTTGTAGAAGTGATTTAGACCGTTTGGAGTTGAAACCAAAACGATCTTTGATTCGGTGCCGGATGAAATTGTAGGATAAACGGATGTGAAGAATTCGTCCCAGTTCTCGATGAACGCAGCTTCGTCAATAAACAATAGGTTGATAGAGTAACCACGAATGTTATTAGAAGAAGTAGCAGCTGCTATGACTCGGCTATTATTCTCTAACTCGAACGAACCTTTGTTCCATTCTTTTACTCCCTGCTGCAGCCACTTAGGGAGATGCTGATATGCCAGCTGAATACGCCCAAGGATTTCGCGTGCAGTATCACCTTTGTTTGCAAGTAGAGCGACGGTCTTGTCGGCATGGAAAATAATATACCAAAGAATGAATCCGCAAGTAGTAGTTGACTTACCTGCCTGTCTAGCCGTAGCAATGACGGTGTATCTTTCTTCCGCCATTGTCTTGAGCATTTGTTCTTGATACGGATAGGGAACAAAGTTAACCAGACCACGATTGATATTGATGATCTTCATGTAAGTTGTAACGAAGTACACGACATCGTTTTTACACTTCATGTATTCCTGCACTAAATCTGGAGTCCAGTTTACGGAGACTCCGCTGCGCTTTAGATTAGGATTGCCAAGATAACTTCTGAAGTTGTTAATCTCATTCACTTTTTCATATCCTCGATCATCTTCTGAAGCTCGGATGTCGATCCTACAAAAAGATTATTCGTGACGTGTTTTTTCGCTTCTTCATCCTGAGGAACATCCGCTTTATCAATCGTTCTGATCTGCTGCTGTATGTCAAGCAACTGTTTAGATGCGTTGGTTACAGTGTCCATCAATTTGGCTAGGACTTCGAACGCTCTTGGGTTTTGAGACTGATCTGCGATAGTTGCAAGTTTTGCAATAGCGTCAGTACCGTTTTCTATAACCTCGCGAACGTTCGCGCGCGCGAAGGTAAAATCTTCTTTAGCTGAATCATTTCTCGCCGTGTTAACAATAGTAGAAATCGATTTACTATAGTCTGGTGGGACAATTGGTCCCAGATTCAATGCCCTGTCGATTGGGCTTTCATCATCATTATTTTCCATAGTCCCGTTCCGTGATGTTAGTTACGTAGCCAAAATCGTCTGTTGCAACAATATTAGCAACTGGTATCGAAAGGCTAGAGTTTGAAGTTGGTTTACCATTTGCAGTCAATCCAGGCTGTACCTGAATGTATGATACAACCGGATTAGATGTATTTGCGACAATGTCACCTTTTACGACAAAGAATTCTGTATTTGAAAACTTGATAACTTTGGAAGTTTTTACCGGACCGTATAGATAAGCTTTCATAGTGAAATCAAGATTCCAAACCATCGATCTACGTTCTTTGAAATCGCCTTCGTATACGTCTTCAAGATTAACTCTATTCAGAACGACCGGTATGTCCATGGTAACATTCATCTCGGGAATGAGATGAACAGTAGTTGTCCAGTCTGGTGTGAAGTAAGGTAGAATCTGCTCTACGATTTTGTTACCATCTTCAGCATTCTTTACAAGCACGCTGAGCTGAAAGTTGATGTTGTATGGAACCGGCATATACTGATATTTGTTTTTGGACTTATCATCCGAATCTACTACTGCAATACGATTAATCGTCTGGAGTTTTCTAGAACCATCATAATCGAAGCCAGTCATTTCGAACGCCATCATCGGTAATGGATACGTCGCTGTTGGACGATCAATATTAGGATCCTGAACCACACGAGACAGCATTTTGTCTTTTGGTCCGTATGTAATCGGAACTCTTTCGACAAGATTCACGTTACCATTTTTATCTGTTCTGCTGATGTAGATACCGTTGAACAAAGTTCCGAACAGGATAATGTATTTACGGATCGATGAGAAGTAGAATGGTGTTGATGAGAACATCAGATTTTGCCCTCACTGAAAGGATCTTTTTCGGTAAAGTCAATAAAGTCATCCGATCCCAGCGGGAAGTTATCAGTTCCTTGCTGAATCGTATCGTTTTCAGACGCTGGATTGATAGTTTCAGGTTTGTAACCCTCTACAACCAGATAGTTACTATCTTCATCAGTCAAATTGACACCCTCTTCATCCATGATAACATAATCAAGAATATTGACAGAGTAATTTTGCTGGATTGCATCGATCTCAGCGATACCAGTATTAAACTGTTCGTTACTATATTCGAAGAGCTCACAAGTCAACTCAAAAGTTTGCAGTGCACCGAACTGATAGAACATCTCAAACTTATTGACGAACTTGATCTGGAAACATTTGCGGTTAAGCGGGAAGTAAATCAGATCGCCTTCGTTCGGTCTTACCTGATCAGTTACAATAGCAACTTCCTGATTGAACGTTCTCTGAGCAATGCTGAATACAACCTGATCGCGAATCTGCAAACCAAACTTAGACATGAAGTTACCATCGCCAGTGAATCCATCAACCGATTTGATGTAGAGCTCTACCATGATAGCATGATTGTATTGTGACGAAGCGTCTTCACCAAGAAGTTTGTCATAGTTGGTGATAACACGAGGAATGTAATACATGTCCTCGCCGTAGATTTTGATAGACTCTATGATCAGATCCTCGTAAAGGTTCTGTTCGCCTGTAGATGAAAAATTGTTGAAATAGAAGTTAGTTGCCACCGTGTTAGCCGATCATATCTGTAACCGGGAGTGAATAACTGGTGATCATCTCGCGTTCTAACTCGCCACGCTCGCGTATGGCATCATCGTAGATTTTTTGACCATTGAACTGAATACCGCCTGGGAGAGTCATTCCAATGAACTTAGAAAGGTTCGCGCCCCACTGCTGTTTGATCAAGCAAGTAGCGTAGCGAAGAAGCCAACGATCTTTCCATACGTCAGGGAATAATGCCGGATCAACGATCTGGTAAGCTTCTACAATGATGTAGTCTCCGGTGTTTACGATGTTCCAGTCCATATCGATATACAGACGATTTACGTTTCTGTTATAACGAATAGGTTGCTGACCAACGAGCATCTGTTCTAGGAACTGAACATGCGTCAGTGCCATGTAGTAAGGAACCATTGATACAGATGTAAGTGTGTAAAGATCGTTCAGAGCAATCTGATAGCGGATATTGAACAGATTGTTGGTGTTCAATGCTTGACCAATCGGGAACAGATTGACAGCACCAATGATGTTCTCTGGCATCGTGATGTATCTGTTTGTCTTATCGTTATCCGTGATCTGATATTTGTAAAAAGTTCTTTCGGAACCATCGAAGTGATAATCCCAGTAATACTTCAGAGCTTCATCAATACGATCATCGACCTGATCGTCATCAACGTTGATTTCGATGACAGGTTTGCCCAGAGTTCTTAGGCAATACTCTTTAAACTGATCTTTTGTCGTAGGTGTTGCCATAAGAGTGATCCTATATTATTTCTTTAACAAATTGATTTGAGCTTGTAGATCAGCAATCTGTTTTTGTTGCTCTTGAATAGCACCAATCAGATATGGTATTATGTTATCATATTTAATTAACTGTGTTTCAACGTCTTTTTCATCTTTAACTTTTACTATGGCTTCAGGAATTATCTGAGCAAGCTCTTGTGCAACAATACCAATTTTTACAGATCGATTTTTTTCTTGTAAAAGATTATATTTTAATCCTTCATCCGTCCAGTCAAACTTTTTCAAGTCTATAGAATTGACAATAGGCAGTGATTTCACATCTGTGGTGGATATGTTTGTCTTTAGTCTTTGGTCAGATGATCCGAAATAGTCAATAGCGCGCGATGTGCCATCAACGTCATATACAAGATTATCACCATTCCACCAAAAGTAAAGTGCACTAGCACCATTGACTCTCAATTTTGGCGAACCACCACCTGCTCCATAAAACAACCCATCACCTTGAATATTAGCAGGAGTATAATATCCAGTAGTAGAGGTCATGCCTCCGGAGGTGTAGAGAGATTTATTGAATGAGATGTTAGTGCCGTCCCAATTCATGAATGCAATTAAAGAGCCAGACATATAAACAGCACCACCGGTCGATACTAATGAAGCGCCTCTGATTTCATTTGAAGCGTTTAGAGTTACAGCAGTCATAGCATTGAAAGTGGGGCTAGAATTATAATTATAGCCAGAGGTAGTTACATAGCCAGCAGAACCAGTAACACTAGTTACACGACCATAAGCATCAACTGTAATTGACGAGATACCACTAGAATAAGTGGCAGCACCTGCACCAGCACCAGCTAATGATATTGTACCAGTACTGGTGATAGTTCCTCCAGTAAGACCTGTTCCTGTGCCTACAGAAGTCACTCCTGAAGAAGTTACATAACCAGCAGAACCAGAAACGATAGATACTCTACCATAAGCATCAACTGTAATTGATGAAATACCGCTAGAATAAGTCGCCGCTCCCGCGCCAGCAGTAGCCAATGATATTGTACCAGTACCAGTGACAGGTCCGCCAGTAAGACCAGTTCCACTAGCTACTGATGTTACTGTACCAGTTGTTGCCCAAGTTTGATCGCCACGAAGATAAGTTGAGGAGCTGGCAGTACCAGAAGCAAGACGTGCAGTTGGAACTGTGCCACTGCTTAAATTCGTAGCTACAGCAGAATACGCAATTGCATTAGAATAAGCAGTAGCAGAGCTAGCAGATAGATCAGCTGCAGTTTTATACAAAGCAGCTGCATTGGCTACAGCATTTGAGTAAGCAACAGCAGCATTGCCTGTAATCTGACCTTGAAGCGTGGCTAAACTAACACCGCTGAGTGAAGCTGCGTTATTAGCAGTTCCGCTATACACAGTTGAATTAACTGTTGCAACAGCAGCACCATTACTGATCGTGATCATTCCGAGTGTTACTGTAGTGTTTGCTACTGTATTACCAACACTCAGCGTCGATGCATTTACTGTTAATGTGTTAGAGAATATATGGCTATTTGTCCAGCTGAAAGCAGCTGCTGTATTGACGCCTAGAGATACGGACGACCAAAAAACATTGCCGGATGGTCCGGAAGAAGTCAACACTTGACCAGATGTGCCGTTAGAACCACTTGCTGCGATTGTATTTGAGAATGATACAACGTTGGAAAACGTTATAGGACCACCTATAGTGAACGAGCCTGATGTATTGACGATAGCCGAGCTAAGTCTTGCATCTGGTAAAGTGCCATTGTTGATATTTGTTGCATTTGTTGCCAATGTTACAGCATTAGTGTATGCTGCGCTTGACTTCGTATCGGCATATGCAATAGCGTTGGTGTAAGCTGCTGTTGCGTTGCTTGTTATCAGAGTTGCTACAGAATTACCGGAAATGCTAAGAGTCGCTGCATTTACAGATGTTGCAGTTACAGCAGCTGCATTGACAGCAGTTGAATTGGCTGTGAAGCTTCCGTTGACGGTTAGCCCGTTCTTTACTACGAAGTTATTATTGGCCATCTCAGTTCCCTATCCTTGAGATTGTTTTTTCTATTTATATTTATTGAACTGTTGGGAACAAACAAGAAGAGATAAATCGTTCAACAGTTTCAGAATCAAATCCGAGCGATTCCATTACTTTTGGAGTGTGTGGATTCTGTCTTTGATTATGACAGTACCAATTTTGTGCATCTGTTGAATCAATATCAGACAAGTTACCTATGTTATTGAGATAGTAAGAAAGAGTTTGATTAGCTAATGAAAGCACATCATCAAGCTCTTCCATTGTATTGATGTTACCTGCAGCGACCATACTACCAGAAAAGATGTTCTTTGCCCACTGAGGTAGTTCTCTTTTTTTAGACCATTCAATTCCATCAACTCTGTCATGAAACCAATCTAGCATGTAGTGTTGTTTGTCGTAGCCTGGCGAGAAATCATGAAAAGCGCCAGTGACTTTATTTGGACCTGCTATTAGATCAAATCCGTATATTGGTCCTGGATCGTTCGTATGCGGGAAGATGCACAGATGCATCATGTAGAGTTTTTTTGTATCTCTCGCATCCACGACATCAAGATGTGCACGTCGAAATACACCGGATCTAAAAACATAGTTTGGCCAATCAAAGTCATGATCTTCTTCAACTGGAATTCCTTTTCTTGCTAGAACATCCAGGAAATTGTCTGATGCTCGTATGAGTCTATTGAATATCATACTCATTAGCTAAATCCTCAAATAATCTGATAGCGAAGTCAAACACTTTATTAGCTTCGTCAGCCAAATCTAATGACAGTCTAGATCTGATATTATTTATCAAAATGTTTTTATCTTCAAACTCATACATACTTCCAGAGCCAGGAACCAACTTCTTTATCATCTGACCGCCAAACATGTCACCGAAATGTCTGACATACAGATGAGCAATGATTGATTCATCCGGCATTTTTTTGACATAGACATTATACATAATCGTTGAAACATATAAGTTTGGCTGTTTTTCCATACCAAGTTCTTGGAAGTCTTTTAGGATTTTGTCCGCTCTCTTGATCTTTTCAATACCCTCAAGCAAGCCACAACTCTCTGCTCTTTCTTCCAAAACTTTGTATGCTATGTACTGATTGTAAAGGTAATCCGAATAGACTTCGTCGGTTATTGAGCCAGCGAATAAATACTTGACAAACCGATGATTTTCGGCTTCCTTGTGTTTGTCTTTGGTCGCTTCTTTTAGATTCATTGTAATACCTTTGGAGTTAGTTTTATTATGTTTAACGTGCTTGAATACAACGCAACACCTTCCTTTACAAAATCATACTCTACTCACAAACCAGTTATTGGGATTGGTAGAGATGGTATCATCAACCATTGTGATGATTACGTCTATAGACCGGAAATGTTCAGACCTATAGCAAAGAGCCTCGAAGCAGTAGCATTGATGCGCTCCAAGGGTTATAAAATAGTCATCGTTCATAATCAGCCAGGGATTAGCAAAGGTTTGTTTAGTTCTCAGGAAGTAGACTCTGTTCACCAACATATGCTAAAACTACTTGGTGAAGCTGGTTGTTCATCAATTGATGCCATTTACTACTCAACAAGCAACTTGAAAGAAGATGATTACGCCATTCCAAACACTGGTATGTTCAAACGCTGTGAGAGAGAAAATCCACATATTGACTTTAGTAAAGGTTGGTATGTAGGTGATTGTATCAATGACTTGAAGGTTGCACAGAAGATAAGCTCCAAACCAATACTTGTAAGAACAGGTAAAGGTATTGAAGCAGAAGTCAACCTGAACAAGTTTTCATACAAGGAGTTGAAAAAGAAAACCGAGATCTTCAACTCCTTGTATGATTTTGCTAATAGCTTAACTTAAACATATTTTTGATAACGATCAGCTTACCATACTCAGGCAAATACAGGTATTCAATCTGAGAGTTCTTTAGTGTGTTGATAGCGTCCTGAAGCGTCTCGACCAGAGGATCGCCACCTAGATTGAAACTGGTATTGAAGAGCATCGGAACATTTTTTTCTTTGTTGAATGCGCTGATTAGATTGTAGAAATGCTCATTCTGTTCCTTGGTAACCGTTTGTATTCTACAAGTGTTATCAACGTGGATTACGCTAGGAACTTTCTTTTCAACACCTTCTCTGCAGTTGACTGCATACATCATAGAAGGTGACTCTTTCATACCACGAAGATCAAACCATTCGTCAGCATGCTCAGCTAATACTGTTGCAGCAAACGGTCTGAAGTATTCACGACGCTTGACCTGATTGACAAAATCCTTGCCATCCTCGAATGTAGGATCAAACAGAATAGAGCGATTACCCAATGCTCTTGGTCCATTTTCTGAACGACCCTGGAACATAGCAACGATGTTTTTGTCAATCAATAGATCGACGATCTTTTCATAATCAGCATTTACAAGTAAGACATTTTCGTCTAAATCTATTAATGTATCGGAGTCATCAAACTCATACTTCGGACCGAGGTAAAGAGTTTCGTTTCTCTCGCGCACAGGAGCTTCTTCATTGGTACCGTGATAGACCATAAAGGCAGCACCCATAGCCGTACCAGCATCATTACTTACTGGTTCGACATACAGGTTGATACCGAGCTCGTTGAGTTCTGAGAGATAGAAATAGTTAGCAACACAGTTTAGAGCATAGCCACCACTCAGAACAACGTTTTTGTTTCCTGTGCGTTCAACTGCTTTCTTGATCAACTCTAGAGCCTGACGCTGTGTTTGAGTTTGAACAGCATATGCCATATCCCTACGAGACTGCATTGTAGTTGGATCGACATTACCAGAAGGCATTTCCTCTAGTTCTTTGAAACCAAAGTTATTCACAATAGCACCATTCGGATAACGAGGAATAATCAAATTACGATTTGCTGAGGTATAAATCCCTGAATCATCAAACAAAGGCGGGATATTAGGATTCTCTTTACCATATGGAAAGAGACCCATAGTCTTACCAGCTTCAATTGAAGACCAGCCACAATATTCTGTTACTGCTTCATAAACTTTAGTAATACCTGCCCGTTCGGTAATATAGCACTCGTGCTGATCCTGCTCGCCATACATAGCACCAGTCATATCCTTGACGATTACGCTCTGAGTCGGTCCACGAGTACCAAGGTGCTTGTAAATTGTTTTGAAGTTGGATGGGTAGGAACATTCAAAGATTGATTCTGTTTCCCAGAACATACTTTCACCTGATGGACCATTCAATACAATGAATGTACCAGCACCATCAATAACAACACCCGTTGCAGTCTCAAATCCTGAACGATAGAAAGCTGCAGCAGCATGAAGCTTGTGGTGAATATGACTTAGATCGATTACCTGGGGATGATTATGTAGATCTTGTTTACGATCAATAAGACCTAACTTACGAGCAAGACCAGTGTAAACATCATCGCCAGTGTAATCAATCTTACCAGCGGTTTCCTTGAGTGACTGAGTATGAGCAATAACAAGGTAGTCGATCTTGTCTGTATACTCCATAATCTTCATCATAGAAGCAAGTGGACCACCATCATACTTCTGGCGAGTCAGGCGCTCTTCTTCAATACTGAAAACAATCTCACCATCTTTTAGCAGACACACGCCAGAATTGTGTCCGCGCGCGATACCCGCAATATAACCAGTCATCATCACTTAGCTCCAAATTTAGACTTGATGTCTTTAGATCCAACACCAGTTCTCTGTTTCACTGACTCAACAATTCTTTTGAAATGATCCTCGCTGAGAACCATCAATGCTTCATTATTACGATCAATCGAGTCATCCATCGTAACTCTCATAGGTATATATCTACGTTTGTCCTTACCACAATCAATGATATTGAAGTTCTTCTCATCCTGGTAGGTAATGTTTTCTGGGCAGGTCGAACCAATAACAACAGTTGCTGTTTTGTTCAAAGCGTAGGCGATATGCTGACCTAGGCTGTCGCAACCAAGGAAGTGATCACAGGCATTGATTACACCCATCCACTGTCGAATGTTTAGATTCTGTGGCCAAGCGACAACGTTTTCTTCTGTTGTTTGTATGGGAATCTGAGACATCAGAATGATACCATAGTCTTTCTTCAGTTCGTCTATAATTTTTAGTGTATCGGCTAGTTCGAATGACCGACCACTTGTATCAAAGATGAAGTTTGACTGCTGAGTTACACTACTACCGAAAGGCTGAAAGACGATTACCTTTTCTTTGCCTTTCATCTTACGAACATCATTGACGATTTCATAACCATCAATCTGTTCCTTCTTGGAAAGTTCCATATTGATTTTTGAAACCGGAGGAACTTCCTTAAGATCGTTGATCATCATATCAAATGCCTGAATCAGATTACATTTTTGATTGTAATAAGCATTGAGGCGATAAGGTTCTGGGGATACGATTTCTTTGTCTAGAAGATGATCTTCGAATAGACGATTGTGCATTACATGAAAAACTTTGTCGCGGAGTTTTGGTGAGCCAGCAAATAGCTCCATCCAACCCTCAGCAACAATAATGAAGTTTTCGTTTTTCTCTGCGTATTTTTCTAGAGCTGGGATTGCACAAAGAACTCGCCCAGCTCCGCCGTTGATGAAGAATGCTTTATCCATAATATACCTTTCACGACAGTCAATAATAACATTGGTATTTATATGGTCAGATTAGACGTAAGAAACGCAGACCATTCCCCCACGACCGATGTCACCACCACATCCCGAAGCACAGTTAGCTGGATCACATGTTGCAATACATCCACCATAAAGAAATACACCAGTTCCACCAGCACCTGGATATCTCATAAAGTTATATGCGCATCCATTACAGCATAAACCACCTGCCGCTGTTCCTGCCCCAACGCCATTGCTAATAACAACACATTGAGAAACTGTTTCAAATCCATAAATTGGTGGATGGCAGTGAGTACCACAAAAGCCAGCATCATAACATGTAGAACCATTCATACCATTGATACCAACAACTTGCCCCCACCAAAATGCCGGAAACGAACAATTGATTGCAGAACAGCAGCAATTGATATTAAAAGTGTTTTTTCCATAATATGTAATTTGATTAGCTTTAGAAAATGGAATACAACCACAAGTTGCGCAAGCAAAGGCGAAACAATAATCGTTTCCAGCATTACAGATACAAGCGCCAGCATTACCGCCACCGATACAGTCTGGAGAACCCCATCTACAATTAGAAACAGCGGAACCAGCAGATATATCATTAGCCATAATACAACTAGGAGCAAAACCTCTACCACCCATAGCGCAAAAATTAGTCAAGCCAAACCCATTTACTGACGAAGCATTGCTTATACAACTGGCATTAGTATAATTTGATAGTCTATTTGGATTAATAGTAGCTACAGAACCAGCGCACAAAGTATACTGACAACCAGTAATTGCGGGAATAATTACAGAAGCGTAGGCGCCAGTTGTACCAAAACCAGATCCACCACAACATTGACCAGATCCAGCATTACCACCAGCGCCCCAAATTTGAAACCTAATATAAGAAATACCAGCCGGTACTGTAAATGTGCATCCGCTAGCGCCAGCGCCAGAGCCTACATTGCCTACTGATGTAGAACAAACTTGAAATCCTGATACACCTGGTCCAGCATAAGAAGTATTACCACCAGGTAGTGTTGGGATTGAAACCCAGTTACAATAACACCATGGAGTTTTATCTAAAGCTTCTCTTCCAAGCGCTTGATAACAAGTATACGAATTATAACAACCACAGTAATATGGGATTAAAGATGTATTCAAAGTCGTATTATATGCTGAATTGTTAGCATTGTTGTATACTGCTTGGTTGACTGCAACACAATTGCATAAACAGTTACAAAGATCAACTGCTCTTTTTTGTGCCGCGTATGCTAGAATGTCCATTTTTTGCCCTCTGGTTTTACGGCGTGTTTTCGAAAGCAGTCATCAGTAATGGTGAAGGTAAAGGAACACTAGCAATATTTGCAGTTATTATTTTCCAAGAAGGAATGCTACCAGCACCAGTTGTTTCAAAATCTGTCAATCTTTGTAGGTATTTTGTAGCAACTTCCTTCAAAGATTCATTCGATTCAATTTTATGTAAATTCTGATTTACATATTCTCTGTAACGATCTACCACATCATTATAGACAGAACGAGGTTCTCTTGTAATAACTTCCCAAACCCAGATTTTGTTTTCTAAATCATAAAATGTTCTGTAGTAATCTTTGAGAGTAGGATTTGAAATCTCTTCGTGAGTTGTACCATCAACAAGAGTTTCAGTTACGTATTCTCTTTCCGGAAATTCAGACTGATGAAAATAACAAAGAACATCCGGCGAATCAGAAGCCAAAGTTTCTATAACAAGATAATCATCTGGATTATAGGCATCTTCCATAGTCTCGAGAACACCACAGATATGACCATGGTCTTTCTCTATAAGAAGTAATGACGATTCTGGACCATTATATGTCAACGTTAAGCTAGAGTTGCTTACAAACGTATTGACATATAACGAATCAGGAATTTTTTTAGTGAACTGTATGCTAACATTTGCCATTTGAAACCTCTAATCTTTACATTTATTTATCATAGATACTGAACACAAACCGCACCACCATTTCCTTGGAATCCGGTGTATGAACCATTGCCGCCAGAAGACATAGAACCACCACCACCTCTACCAGGAGCATTATCTGCTCTTGAACATGGATTGCTAGAATTAATACACATAGCGCAACTGCTGCCAGCATAAAGATAACCAATATTATAACATTGTGGATAACATTGGCAATCGTAACAAGTAACCGGTGGTGTATAAGGTAAAAAATAGTAGCTACTATTAACACCTTCTAACTTATTCCAAGCGCCAGGAGTTCCGATAACAAAATGACAACATTGAGTTCCGTTAGTTACACTTCCTCGAAAAGTTTTACACGATGTTACGAAAGGATGACTGCCCATTGTCTGACAATTGCTAGAAAAACAAAAACCACCGTTGGTGCACATACAATAACCAGTGTATGCTCCTTTGGGAACTGCATTATAAGCCCAGGTGGAATTTGGTAAAATGACACAAATACCTGCAAAATTAGCGTCATCAACACCATTTACAGCCATTTTTCTTTTCATCCAACAAAATGTACTGACCTCTCCGCCCTCAGCGCAAACACCATTCAAACCGTAACCATTAACATAAGAAGCGCAGCCAGATCCGGTTGTTGATGGATTACTGTAATCAGGAAAACAACACATTGCACAGCCTGCGCAAAGAGTGTATTGACAACCAGGAACTGCAGGAATAATTACCGAAGCATATGCTCCTGAACTTCCAGGAATTGATATTCCACAGCAACATACAGATCCTTGAGACAACGCGCCAGCTCCCCACATCTGGAATCTAACAAATTGAGCTCCACCAGGAACTGTCCACAAACAACAAACTCCACATCTTGCATATGATGTATCACACACAAATAAACCACCGGTAACACTAGGAAGAGTCGGAATAGCAGCCCAATAACAACAGCACCAAGGCTGTGCAATAAGATCGCAAGCAAGTCTTATAGAATATATTCCTTGCTGACATGTTAAACCGGCATTATTGATTGTTGTTGCAGCATTAGTGCCATTAGAATAACCAAGAATATAACAAGGAGTATATGCGTTGGAAACACACTGAGTTAGAGCATCATTATTTCTTGCAATTTCATTATATACGGATACATCAACTGCCATTTTGTTTTCCTTATTGACGTGTGATCGAAGTCAATAACCCCGATCCATTATATGTCGCTGTATATCTGAAGCTTATAGCCGGACCGAATGCTGTTTCTGTTTCAACCCAGTTTGTTGGTAAACCCAGGGAATTATAAACAACATTTGATGTGGTTATCGTTCCCTCGGTTATTGAAGTGATATAACCATTAGCATTATAAGTTGTATTGTTTGCGTTAAAAGGTTTTGTCAGAGTAATTGTTGCCGCCAAACTAGGAGCATAGAAATTACCACCAACAAACAGAGAGTTCGCAATTGATACAGAATTGCCTGAGGTGACAAGCTGACCGTTACCTACGATCAGCCCATCTGTATCTAAGAATATTTTATTTACAGCCATACTAAAATATCCCCTTTGTAACTATTACGCCTGAGCCTCAGTCCAAGAGATACGAGTCTGAACTGTAGCATTAGCAGTACCAATGTTAGTAGCAACAACCGTAAGAACGTCTGGACCATCTGGGTAAGTACCAGCGATAGCAGGGCTGTTGTTTACACCACCACCAAGGATCGAGTTACCAAGATCACGGATCTTAGTCAGGTCGACGTTAGTAACCGAGTAGTTTGTAGAACCAGCGCTGTTAACCGCATAGAAGCTATACATGACTTCACCGCCGACAACATAGCAACCACCGTTATGGTCAGCTACCTGAGCAAGAGAAGATGTACCCTGTGCGATACGACCATAGGAGTTTAGAATAGCCGGTGCACCAGTGAAGCTTGTAATAGTCAAAGCAGGCTGGGTTGGAACACCATTCAGGAACAACTGAATGAGGAAGTTACCATTGTTAATAACGTCCAGACCAGCAAGAGACAGCTGCATACGATTGATAAGTTCTTTCTGACCAAGCACACCTGGAATACCGGAGTCAACTGCAGGAGAGACACGGAGTGAAGCCAAAGCAACAGCTTGGTTATAAGACACCGTTCCAGCTGCAGTACCAGTTCCAGCTGCTGACATCGTAATCGTATTATTTGGGCTACCTGCAGTGATAGAAGCAACATATGCACCAGTCGCGATATTGTTACCGAATAGAAGCATGTTCGGGAAGATTGGCGTTGTATTGACAATCGACAGGGTGTTCGAACCGCTTGTTACAGTTACAGTAGCTACGTTACCTGCAATAGCGGTTACTGGTGACGTTTCACCATAAGTAAACTGAAGTGATTTATCTGCATCAAACTGTCCGTCCATAATAACCGAGGTTCCCCAGTGACTGATAGTTGGCGAGAACTGAGGTACGTGCGAGTAAACCGCAATCGGAGCAGTGTTAGTGATATTATGGTTATTTGCTGGCAGCGACATCTGAATGAACGCGAATGTCAGACCAGAAGAAGTGGCAGTAGCAGCCTGTGTTAGAAGAACAGAACCTGCGCCAGTATTGATAGAAACAACGTAGGTATCTCTTGGTAGGTTGGCGTTTGTTACAAGCATACCTACCTGAACGCCAGCAAGAGAAGAAGCAGTTGTTACGGTCGCGCTACCAGATACAGTGCTCATACCCGAAACAGTAGTAGATGCCTTCGCTCTTGTTAGACCAGTGAACGAAGTACCAGTTGTTCCGGTATAAGTTGCATACTCAAAGCTTGTTGGGTTGGCGATAAGGATTGTACCGTTCGATGGGAAACCGAAAGTATTAGCAACCACCAGAGTTGTATCGCTTGATAGTGCATTTGCTGTCATTGTAGTCTTAGGAGCAATTGTGTTTGTTTCATAACGGGCTGGAAGGTTACCAGAACGCATCCATGCTTCCAAGTTTTGGTTGTTGTTTACGAAACGGTGGCAGTAGATGATCTTGCCCTGCGTATCACGGAAACCGTAACGGATCGGACCCGAACCATACCAGCTATAATCCATGTAGAACATCTGAGACTTAGCAAGATCAAGAACAGTACCAGAAGGACCATTTCCATCAAGAGTATCAATATTGAATTGGCTCTGTGGTACGCGAATGTCAACTGTCTTAGAGATCGTTACGTAATTTGGCGAAGTAACAGTCGAACCACGATATGCAGGAGAAATCTGCATAGAAGTATCAGATACAATGTCCATAACGCGATAAGACATACCACGAATAACAATGAAGTCACCAGGAACTAGCTGTTTGCTGAACTTGGTAGAAGAGTTGTTATATGTAACGCCGGTAACTGTAGTAGAACCGTTGGTTACAGTAGCACCACCAGCTAGCTGATCAGTTGACTTACGACGAACTGCCCAAAGTGTTTGTCCATCAAACTCGAAGAAAACACCGTTCTGTGCATCGAACATACCGATACGAGAAGAAGAACCATACCAGTTAGTTACAGATAGAGAAGGAAGACCGGTAGCTGGTGAAGCCGAAGGAATTGTTGAGGCAGTATATGTGAAACGGAAAGCGTCGATTACTGATGCTACAGTAAAGGTCCCGTTATAAGCTGCTTCGTTACAGCCAGCAACTACGATTGTAACGCCGTTCTGGAGAGCGTGACCAACTTTTGTCGTTACAGTAATGTTGACAGAAGCCGAACCTGTAGCAGTTGTAGAGTCAATTTGATCGATGTTGATATTTGGCTTCAGAATCGTACCAGTTGAAATCTGAATACCCTTACCAGACTGATAACGGAAGAAACGACGTGTTTGACGAATTGTTTGAATATTGTGAGCTGGTGTACCAGTGTTGAATGTAACACCACCATCAAACGGACGGTGCAAATAAACACCATCTGGACGAGCGTAAATTACACCGTTTGTTACAGTAGCACCAGAAGTTGGTGAGTTTGGCGCGATAACAGAGAATACAGTCGAGTTTGAAACACTGGCAACGCTGTACGAACTGCTGATGTTATTACCAGATGAAACCGATGTATTGGCAATATAGATACCATCACCAACCTGAAGACCATGCGAACCGGTTGTTGTAATAGTAACAAGACCAGCTGCACCAATTACTGGCTGAGAAGGAATGGGATATGCTGCGCCGGTATAGAACGAACCAGTGAATGCAAGAGTAAGAGCAGAGTTGTAAACCGAACCAGTAGTACCAGTGAACGGATAACGAGCAGTATAGGTAAAGCTCACACCAGCAGATACAGTTTCAACTAGGAACGCTCCGTTACCACCGGCAAAGATACAATCTTGAATAAGAATAGGAGTACCGACAGCAGGAGGAGTTGTTGTTGCGACAGTAACTGTTAAGGAAGCATTTACGACTGTAATATCAGTAATCGTGAAAGGAGTCTGAGTGTTCACAAAGAAAGAAGGACGATTATTCAGAAGGGTAAGTGTTTCCCACTTTGTTGGCTGCAAGCCATACTCAAAGTCAGTATCAATAAGAGCCTGTGGAGTCGATACACGCATTTTTCCGACAGGGTCAAGATAAGCTTCGTCAGGAGCAAACAGCTCAGCTGGTTCGTCAATAACAATCTGGAGCTTATCTGTCGAGCTCATAGAAGTTGTATTGAATGCCAGCGTAATCGTAGTAACAGCGTTTGTGGCACTGGTAGTTGCCTGAGCCAAACTATAAGCTGTTGCAGTCAGCGTCGAATCACTGAAGTTATAGATCACTCGGTTTGTTGTTACGTTTGTGATCAGCAGCAGACGCTCGCGAGGCAGAGCTCTCGGAATCGTGATTGTTCTTGAAGCTGGGTTAAACGTATACTGAGTGTCTAGAATTACTCTTCTTGCCATTGTGAAAAACCTTTCTAAGTGAAACCTTATTTTGTTTATTTATATATCTATAATTCTTACTTTGAGGATTATGCCCCAAACGCAATATTTAATGGTGTGAAATAAGCCGAACTGTTTGTTGAATATGTAACATCTTTATCAATTCCAACACCAGATCTCCAGAAACCATCAAACGACATTCCTGATAATGGTGGAGTTGCAAAGTTGATAATATTGTTTGATGCTCCAGACAAATACCATCCGGAATTGAATGTACCATTCACAAATGTATTTGATGTTCCGAACTCAGTCAGATTTACATAGTCGTATCTGTAAACATTTGGATTGTAATCTACAAAAACGCTACCAATGTAAATCTGTAATTTATTAGGATCTACTGGGGATGCATTGGCGCTCGTTACAGTAGTGTTACTGTAAGTCAACGAAAACACAGTTTGAGCTCCATTGAACAGAGCAGAAATGTCATCAAGTGTAAAGACCTGAGCAGCTTTATTATCGACGTAAGTTTTTACAGCTTGCTGTGTTGGGACTTTTGCGTCACTATTAGCGCTCATTGTTCCGTCAGTAGAGAACTCACTGATCAGAGCACCGACCTGGGCACCGATAGAACCAAGTCGTAGTGATGTAAGACCTGACAGATTGAATGCGGATGCGTTAAGAGTAGCAGCACCAGTTGCCTGATTAACAGCAAAGTATGAACCTACACGGAAGTTACCGTCTTGGTCAGTAGAGGTATAATAAACGCGACCAACGTTAGCAGCTGAAGTTTCCTGAGCCTGAATCGTCAGAGCGTTATTGACGCTCGGGTATCCACTGGTTGTAGTATTACCAGTTCCTACACTCAAGAAGTCGTGACCTGTTAGACGAATGTTACTGAAGTTACTTCTGATTTGTATAGCAGCACCATTCGAAGATGGTGTTGTTTTTTGAGCAGTAAGAACGAGCTGAAGCACGCTGCTTGAATTGATATATGTACCAGAATAATTCTGAATGATGTATGACTGAGTATCACCACTCGTAAAATTCAAGCTCTGACCGATACCAGGAGCCTGTGGAAGACCACTGACAACTAGAATAAATCCAGCCTGACCAGTTACACTGTTTGAAGAAAGAGTATTGGCAGCATACGTACTGCTCAGACCAGTTACTGTTTCATTTGTTGTGAACGTATTCGCATTAGACTTATAATAGTAAACAGTTCCAGCGGTACCCTGTACCGCAGTTACAGTACCTCTTGCGCCTGTTACGCTACCAACGATTGTTTCACCAACACTATAGTTTACAGCATTGGAGTTGAGGGTAAGCATGTTACCATAAACAACACCGTTTGATGAAACTTCGGTTGTGTCATAACCTCTGGCGAATGAACCGTAGTTACCGTAAGAATGGTTACCGTTCAGGCTTCGAATAACACCACCACCAGAAGCAGCATAACCGAAATAAGCAAAGTAAGTAAAGCAGGAAACAACTTCCGATTTACCCTTGTCCTTTGCATAGATACCTACGCCGTTATCGGCTATGTTCGTGAATGAGTGGAATAGCATACTTCTATTACCAGAAGCATGAACCGAACCATCAACCAGTGCACCAATACCACTAGTGAAGAGCGCCGAGCAATATACAATGTATGGGCTCTTTGTAGTTACTGGGCTTGCTGGATTGAAAGCAATACCTATACCTTTGAGAGTGGCACCAGTAATATCATTACCAGAAGGAACAAATCCAGTCATTCCTCTCATTGAAATACTATTCAACGATGTTCCATCAGACATCTGGAACATCGTTGAGTTTTCGTTATTATTTACACCATCATTACTCAGAACGCCAGTTATTGGTTGAACAATAGTCGTACGCATTGTTTCACCAACGATCGAAACGTTTGGTGGAACAACGATGGGAAGCTGTTCAGTATATGTACCGGTCTTTATAAAGATTGTAGATAGACCACTGGTTTGCTGAGTAGCATATTGAATTGTCTTGAACGGTTTCTGAATAGTAGAACCATAGCCAGCAGCATCAACACCGTTTGGCGAAACATAATAAGCATTTGCGGAAACGCCTGGATTGCCCCAAGATAATGTTGTTCCATTCGAAGTCATGATGGTGTTATTAGAGCCGATCGGAAGACGATCTAGACCACTGACGTTATAGAACAGAGTGTCACCAATGGTAGTCAAACCAAGATTAGCAGTTGTCCCTTGAGCAACTAGCTGCCAATAAGTATTAGACCCTGGGCTTGGCGCATTGTTTGCGTTGTTATAACCAACGGACACATAAGAAGAACCGCCATAGCTTACAACATCGCCAGTCTGGTATGATGTAGCATTCGCCCAAGCATTGTTCCACTTGAATCCGGAATTTAGCGCAGTCCAGTAAGTACCATTCGAAGGAGCAGTACCAGATGAAGCATCTTGAATACAGATATACGAGTAACCGCTATATGTTACAACTTGACCGACCTTGTAAGCTGTAGCGCCTGACCATGCACCCTGGAAAGAGAAACCAGAAACAAGAGCAGTCCAGAAAGTAGCATTTGTTGGTGTATTACCAATCGTATCTTGAATAGCAATGTACGAGTTACCACCATACGTTACGATATCACCTTTATTGTAGGTAGTACCAGCAGAGTATGTTGATCTGAACTGATTACCAGGATTTAGTTGTTGCCAATAAGAACCAGCCGTTGAAGGATTTTGGTTGGTTCCGTCCTGTAAAGCAACGTAGCTATAAGCACCATAAGTTACAATATCTCCAAGTTTATAGCCAGTTCCACTAGACCAAACGCCAATGAACTTAGTACCAGCAGATACCTGAGTCCAGTAAGACGAACCGGGTGATGGAGTTTGTCCAGTGCTATCCTGAGATGCTACGTAGCTGTAAGCACCATAGATTACCGTATCACCGATTTTGTATGCTGTACCACCAGACCATGCACCTCGAGGATTGTAACCAGCAGTTACGACGCTCCAGTAAGTAGCATTTGTTGGTAGATTTCCAAGAGTGTCTGTCTTAGCTGCGTAAACATATCCACCGTATGACACAACGTCACCGATGGTGTACTGCGTAGCATTATTGTAAGCACTTAGGAACTGAAGACCGTTAACTAATACGGTGAAATTAGCCTGTGTGGTTTGGAACGTTGCTCCGGAAGTGTGTCCAGCGGTACAGATCCAAATGTTAGAGCCATATTTTACAAGATCATTTACCTTATAGTAAGTTGAAGTTACCCAAGCACCCTTGTACTGAATACCGTCAGAGATCAGATTCCAGTTAGCGGAATCAGAATAGAAACCACCCGAAGCAGAAGCATTTGATGTGTGATTGGTGACGCAAACATACGTACGTCCACCATAAGTTACGATGTCGTCTTTGATGTAGGCAAATGTGGTTGTCCAGTTACCTTGGTAAGTAAATTTTAGTCTGCCTAGTACGAAATCGACCATTTAACTCTCCAAATCTTTTATTTTTATTTAGGTGTAAGAATAATCAGCGCCATAGCGAGCAACCAAAAACCCTCGAGAGTCCAAATAATAATTTAGCTGTTGATTGTCAAATCTAACCTGCTCGTACTTTCTGTTCGTTGTATTCGTCAATGCTTCTTCCATACGAATAATTCCGAAACAACCAGCGTCATTTCCGGAAGCATAGTAAAGCTGTTTTGGTGCATTAACAGGAACTGTAAAGATCAGAGGATTTGATGTCGACGTATTCGCGTCTGGGGTTTGAGTGCTAACATTTGCCGATCTAGAAAATTCCACACCATACAAATATTCGTTCGTATAAGAACCGCCACTCGGAGCAGTTGAGATAAAAATTGGATGACTGATTGTAGAACTGTCTTCGGTCACGAACTTATAGGTAGAACCCTTAGTAAGATACAACACTGGACTCGTATCACCATTGATAGTGTACTGAGTGTTGCCGCCAACTGCAGTTACTCTAACAAGAAAAGTGTTTGCAATAACGTTCTTTTCGCCGACTTGATCTCCTGAAATCTTGTCGAGGTTATGCATAGCATTGCTTAGAGTATAACCGTTGATGAATTCTTCCATACCATTGTAAGCAAAACCCTTGCCGGTCATATTAGTTATATTGACTGATTCAGCTGTGTTAGCCCATAGAACTTTCGTATACGTCAGCAAACCGTTCGCGTCGCGCGAGAGCGCGTGCATGGCAAACTCTGCTGGTGCTGCAGCAGCTGCTATGGCAGAAGTGTTTTGATAAAGATTCGAAAGCTTTAGCATCTAAGCCTGTTCCGTGATTAGGTTTGTTTTATTTATAATAATCACCAAGTGAACACTTTCCAGGTAGTTCCTGTATAAACAAATTCAGCGACAGTATCTGGCACGTCGAAAGATAAGTCATTTGTCGTTCCACTGATCGTGGATCCGTTTCTTAGAATTACTGCAGGATTAGCGATTTTATTACCACCACCATCTGCAACTGCAAGTCTCTGTCCTTCGCTCGGTGATGCTGGAAGAGTCAGATAAACAGAACCGTTAGAAGTATCAGCAAGAAACGATCTGTACGGAGTCAACGTTGTATTTGATGTAAGTCTTACATATGGACCGCCACCGCCATAACCCCAGTACATACCAGAACCATTACTGGTTAGGACCTGACCATTAGAGCCGAAGCTACCATTAGCAACAATAACAGATGTATTACCAAGAACAATGTTTGCGGTGTTAGTACTGATTGAAGTTGAGTTGATAGTTACATTACCAACAGATAGTGTTCCTGTTGTTTTATTGTAAGTGAAGTTATTTGAACCACCAAGTAAAGAAGAATCATTGAACTGAATGTTTGTATTGGATCCGCCGTTAGCTATAGCAATAACCCACTGGAAGTTTCTGTAAATATAAAGAGTTAGGGTAGTACTATTCCACCAAAGATCTCCGTCATCAGGGGGAGGTGACGAAGGAGCTATGCTACTTATTTGCACCGAAGCTTTGGCGGCGGAGGTCGCCCAATAAACCGAAGTTCCATTACTAGTGAGAACCTGACCAGCGATACCAGAGCCACCATTTGCAACGAATCTACCGGTGCCAAAAGTCAGATTTCCGGTTATTGCAATATTAGATACGTTCGAACTTAATTCAAATACAGAGCTACCATTAGAAGTGTATACTTTCTTATCAGCTATGTTAACAGCCAATTCGCCAAGATCAAGATCTAGGGTTGTGGGTATTACTCCACTGATTGTACTTCTTTTGACTTTAAACTTGGTTGCCATCAGTCCACTCAGAGTTGGTAGGTGTAAGTTTCTTTTTACTATTTTTGATATTGCTCAGTTTCGAGAGTTTGCTATTGGCTTCTTCCAAAGCGTCATTTACTTTATTGTAGTTTTCTTTTATTTGATCCATATCTTTTTGATATGTTTCGACTTTTGTGCTAAGCTTTTCGGCTATTACAGATTTGTTAGCTAGTTCGTTTTCTACTGTTTTATAGACATCGTTTACTTTGTTGTAATTCTCTCTTAGCTGATCCATATCTTTTTGATACGTTTGAAGCTGATTACTAAGTTTATCTACTGTTACAGTTTTGTTAGCTAGTTCGTTTTCTACTGTTTTGTATTTGTTGTAGAATTCAGTTAGATACTCAATTCTTTCCTCTGCTTCTGCAAGCTTTTTCTGCAGAACATCCTTATCATTAGTAATCGACTGTAAACCATTGACAGCCTGACTGATGGCAGTATTGAGTTGTCTTACCTGTTCTTCCAATTCACCAACAGTTGCATTACGTTCATTAAGAGCTATCTCAAAAACAGTCGACTTGGTGTCAGCCTGCAGCAACCTACGCATCTGCTCAAGAAAAAGCGTCTCTTGTTTCTTTATGTATGTTTCGACAAAAAAGTCATTATCATTTTCACTCATAATATAAGTTCTCCTTTAGAATGTTCCGCCATCAAGTATATCATAAACCAATGCAGTTCCATTTGACTGCAACACGTATCCAGATGTTCCTAATGACAACTGACTGAATCCATTAGTAGAATTGCCGAATAGAATAGCATTATTTGTAACAGTGTTTATTCCAGTACCACCACTATTTGCCATCAGCGGTGATGATATTGAAATCGAGTTAGCGACGATCGCTACGTTTACTGTTGAATTTGCAGTTACAGCAACTGATGTTGCATTCGTTATTATACCACTCGAATTCAAATATAGATATGCTGTTGATAATCTGAATGAAGGATCATTAGTATCAATGACGTTATTATTTGGTTCTATGGAGTAATTTTTGAACAGATAAAAAGCATCTGTAGCGGCGTGTCTTATAATACCAGCATGTCTTTGTGTTGATCCATCATAATATCCACCAACGAAACCAATATCAACTAGGTCAGATGAATTATTATTAGAAGCCAAGAAAATCAGAGGGTCAGAAACAATAACCGAGCTAACGTTTGTTGTTATAAGATTACCAGTGATCAGAAGATCGCCGCCTACTTCAAGGTTACCTTCAACGTAACCGCGAGTGGCATGAACATTTGCAGCCCAAACGTAATTCCAACGTTGACCTGATGCGCCAATGTCATAGGTAACGTTAGCTGCTGGATTGAAATTGGTATTGGCTCTACCTAAGAAACTGATATTGTCTACAACGTTATTACCAAGAGCAACGTTACCAGTAGCAGTAATAGCATCGAATGTAACGCTGTCAGTAACAGCGACAGGCTGACCGATATGAACACCAGTAGCATTTACAGTGACGCCAGTACCTGGATTTACAAATACACCTGTTGAATTAGCAACGATACCGTTATTTGCAAGAACTGATAGAGTGCCAGTTGTGGTAACAGTGCCACCAATAAGACCATTGCCTGTAGCGACCGAAGAAACTCTATCACCCCAATAAACAGACGAAGCATTAGAAAGCAGCACCTGACCAGCTGTTCCAACTCCACCATTGGCTTGCAGACCAACACCTGACCCAATCACAACCTTGGTTGAGTTTGCGACAAAGTTTGAACCAACGGATAATGCCAAAGCATTTACACTATTAGCTACGAAAACACCTGTAGCATTAGCAACAAAATTACTACCAAGAGATACTGACGAAGCATTGACTGTACCAGTAAGGAACGCACCAGTGCTGTTCGCTACAAAACTTGAACCGACGGTATAAACAGCTGCATTTACAGTGTTAGAATTGATATTGATCGTTGCTAGAGTAGAAGTTGCTTGGTCAAACGTCAAGTTCGAGTTAGCAGCAAGAGATCCACTGTTATTGAATTGAATCTGCGTATTGGCGCCAACAACACTGGGAAGAGGAGTATTCCAAAAAATACCACCAGTCGAGTTGGAAGTTAAGACCTGATTACTGGTACCGAAAGCTCCATTTGCGTAGATCTTAGTCGCGACAAGGTTTGCAGCTCTGATTTCGTTAAGATAGCCAGTTGTATTCGCTACAAGTGCCTGATTCGCAGTCAGGAATCCTGGGACCCTTACGCCACCAATCGCAACAACACTGCCGTTTGGGCTACCAATATAAAGAACATCACCATTTGAAGTAAAGGCGAGCTCACCATTAGCCAAAGACCCTGGAGTACTAGCGGTGGTACTACGTTTGATCTGAATTAAATTTGCCACTTAAAAGATTCCTCCGTCTAGATCCATTTGTCTAACGACATATTTATTATTTGTTGTATTGAACACCAGCGTGCTATTATTTGCCGGAGGAACTTGTGAAAGCTGAACATCAGTAATCGAAGCTACGGTGACATTAGACACAAGATTTGATGCGTAGGCTATAGCATTTGCGTATGTTGTGGCGTCATTGGCCAACATAGCAGTAGTATTTGAAAACTTAGTAAGGTCGGAAATAGCCGCAGCAGTAACAACAGGAACGCTGGCAGGCATCGACAGAAGCGCGCCGTTCTGATTTACTACTTTAACCTTGTACTGATTGGTCGTTACAGATTTGACTACGAAAGACATATTACCTCGTCACTTGTGGAGTAACCGTTACAATTCCTTCAACAATACGAGAACGAATGCCGGTTTGACTTTCGACCTCAACATCATAAACATAACGACCAGCAACAATACTGCTAGTTGCAGCTGCATTCATAGAGAGAGTTACTAGACCAGTGTTACTCAAAGCTACATCGAACATGTAAGAATTTGAAGATGAGTACGCTTTCCTGATCTGAGAATTTGATGTAAAACCGGTAAAGTCAATTGGCTCGTCGATCGCATTATGAATCGTATACGTTGTATTGAACGTAGCACCCTGGTCGATTACAATGTTTACTTTAGCTGCCATGTTAACCTCTTATGGAACGATGGAAGTTCTGATGAATTTAGCAACAACGTTTGCTGTCGTTGGAGTTAGCTGCAAACCGAGATTGCCGCCATTGATGATTACATCAAAAGTACCAAGAGTTACACTGTTGAACAAAGTTTGGTACTCAGTTATGTATGGTGTAGTACCATCATGAAGCACGATAAGTTTCGTCATATGATAATAAGGAACCGGAGTTACTGTAGTATCCGAAAGCTGAACGGTATATTCGAAGGAACGATAAGTTGAAGCAGACACAACGTCAATATTTGCTGCAGTAGTGCTATTAGTGAACGTATAGGTATTTGCGAACTGATGAACAATAGAGTTGATCAGTATCGTTCCGGAAGTAGAAACATTCGATGATACCGTAGCCACGCCAATCACAGCAATCGTGTTACTGAAAGTTGCTGCTCCGGTATGAGTCGTTACATTGCTGAATGTCGCGTTGCCAGTTACAGCGATAGTATTGCTGAATGTTGCATTTCCAGTAACTGATATTCTAGAGGAGAAAGTGGCGTTTCCAGTAACAGTAGCTGTATTTGATAAAAACAAACTTGAAATGTAAGCATTCGCCCAATAAAAAGAAGTATTACCGAGGCTATATGTTACGTTCGATTGTGGATTGAAATCGCCTGTTGATACGCCAGTAAAGTTTAAATTTCCTACAACAGTCAAACTTCCAAGAACACCAAGATTACCACCGATATTTGCATTACCGATTATGCCTACATTACCAGCAACGTTTGCATTACCGATTATGCCTACATTACCTCCAACATTCGCATTACCAATTACACCAAGAGCGCCACCAACATTCGCAGCGCCAGCTATACCCAAAGTTCCGCCAACGTTTGCCGAACCATTCATAGAAATATAATCGTTAAAAGTAGCACCACCAGTTACAGATATGGTATTACTTAACGTCACTGCACCGGTGACATTGAGGGTATTCGAGAAGTAAACGTTTCCTATGATGGTTGTATTCGAAGTATTCATAGTTATTTTTGTAGCTAAGTTATTGCCTTCAGCCTTGAATATGGTGAATGTAGCATTTGCTTTTACTGATGTGTTACCAAAAGTTGTAGTAGTTGAATTTGCAATCAGAGTCGTCGATGTAACATTCATCGTACTCGCATTGACATTCAGGAAGTTTCCACCGATGGTTGTATTTCCACCACCCGGAACAATATAAACTGCATTTGTAGTTATTACAACGTTCGAAAAAGTCGAGTTGGCATTGAATGATACCAGATTAGCACTACTGTAAGTAAAAGCTGTGTTTGTAATCAGGTTGAGTGTGTTTCCAATAGACATTTTACCGCCAGCGATTCCTGTATAAGCCACAAGAGTATTAGCGCCAAAATATCCGTTGACATACGCGTTTCCTGTTGTGACGGAACCGTTTGAAGAAAAATCAACAGTTACGGTGTTCTGGGATATGATAGCAGCAATGTCGTTGGTTCTTGATAACCAAGAACCGAAAGTGGCTGTATTTGCTACACTAGCTACTGGAATAGTCATATGTTACTTCTGCCCTATCAGCTGTCTCAGTAGAGACTTGATCTCGTCTATATCGTTTTTCATCTTTTCATTTTCTTCGAAAAGATTTTTTAATTTCAGTTTCTCTTCGCGATCTTGCTTGTATTTATTCAACTCTTTTGCATTCGTATTCAGGATCGCGTTGCTTTTTTTCTCTCTAACAAGATCCTGGCTGTCTTTTACTTTTAAAAAATCAGGTTTGTTATTCATATCAAACCTGCAAAGCAAGGCATCTAATATCTGCCATTCTAGGAATAGCTATTGGATCATCAGATACCAGAACAACTTTTACAGCAAAAGTTTTGATTGAATCGTAAACAACATCAGTCGAAGAAACATATCGTGATATGCTATAGTTGTTTGCGTACCTGAAAGACCCGACTTGTGATTCAAGACCTGGAATTCTACCGACAGCACAATTGCTCGAAGAGAAACCAGCATTAGAAGAAACAACAAGCGATGTAGCGTTAGTAACTCCTCGCACCTGTCTAACATTCATTTTACCGGTGGCTCCAGAATCAACAAAGTAAACAAAGTCACCTGGGAAGAAACCAGATGTCGAACTCATAGTTATGTTAGAAGAAGTAGTACTTACGACTGCACTATTTTGTATCAATTGAACTGAAGTCGGTAGATCGTAAGTGAGCTCAACAAGATCATTTCTGTCAACAGCACTACTCTGAAGAGATGGAGAAGAAGTTTCTGGCATAGCCGACCAGTCTTTTTGAATGAACTTATCCGGATCTGCCGCTGAAATAACTTTTGCGTAGACTTTCAGGTTGGAGCCTGGTGGTCTGTATGCTGTTATTAGAGCAACAACGTCTTCAGCATCCTGACCCTCTGCTAGGACAGCGTTCTTTGAGATGTATCTCGAGACTCTTGGATTTACTGTATTACTTGCTTCATTGAAAATACCTACTGAGATAACATTTGCTAAAATCCCAGAGGTTGTCCCAGTTAGTGTGCTGATGCCGTTCGCATTCATAATTCCCAACTGAGAAGAAACATTAGATTGAACATTTGAAACTTGCAAGTAGCTGGTATTGCAGTACAATATTGTTGCCGAAGTGTTCACGGTCGCGTTCGACTGCCAGACCGTTTCCCCGACTGTAAACAGACCAGTTGAATTCGCAACTTGAATATTGAACCCTTGCAATTCTGACTCGGCTGTCAATAAATTTACTGTATAAGCGGCATCAATTTTGATTCTATCAACATAAGGCGATATTTTATTGTTTGATGTTGCCAAAGAGATATTGAACGTAGTAGATTTTGTTCCTGCGCCAGAACCACCAGAGACTGGAAAAGCCAATTCATTACTTCTAGACATAATGATTCTCTGATTGTCATTGAACTCGAGAGGCACATAGTTTACAAGATTCAAATAACTTGCAGTTTCTAGAACCCTTGTGTTAGAGGTTCCTGAGAAACTAAATGCCGATGCTGTTAGATTTGGTTCAATGATACCAACCTGAGGTGTTACGCTCTCATACGAAAGATCAAAAATTGCTTCTATATTAGCAGTCGCTCCTGAATTTCTACCAATCAAAAGTTTGTTTTGACTGTTTGCAAAATTTTCAGTTGTATTAGAAGTAACGTTTCTAACCGTAATAGTCTTGTAGTTTCTTGTTCTAGTGAAAGAAGAAACATAACCAAAAAGATCTGCATCTGCTTTTACTCTACCGATAATTGCATTAGTATCACTAAAGTTTACATTCGAATCTACAGTAATTGTGTTGTTCGATCCATTCACTGCAGTGATTTTCAAAACCTGAACACTAGCTCTCGTATTGGCACCAACGTAAATTACGTTATTCTCAGCGAAGTCGGCTGTACTATTAACATTTGGAACAGTTATTACGTTACAAGCCGAAACAGTTGTTACTTTCTGAGAGACGTTGTTTGGAGTTACAAGATAACCAGTTGTAGAGCCTTTTAGAGTGGTTGTATTGCTGAAAGACCCAACTACATTATTGAGTAAGATATTTGTAGTATTAGCGAAATACACAGTTCCGTAAGCATTTGCAGTTAGGTAGTTAGTTGCTGTGTTTGGTTGGAAAACAACTTCTGAGTTGCTGAACGTGTTTGATCCTGATATTACAGAGAACGAAGCTAGTTCTAAACCATTATTGGCAACAACAACTCTTTCGTTCTCAGCAAACGTACCGACGATGTCTTTTACTCTTATGAAATCTGTGTCGCTGTTATTGAATACAGCAATCGCACCAGAGGCTGAAAACTGTGCTATATGAAGATTATACTTCATGCTTTCATTTTGAATCGGCGTGAAATTTAGATCATTAGAAGAGACGAAAAGATTTCCGGTTTCATTACCTTTGATGATCGGCGCACCACTTGCGACATCGTTTCCGCCGAGCTGACCAATCCAAAGATTGTAATCCGGATTGCCACCAACAGGTGCGACAACAATAGCGTATTGAACGTTTGTTTTGATCAAAACGGGAGTAATAAAATAGAATGAAGTCTCAGCAGTTGCGTCGTCGCTCACTGAAATATATGAAGGAGTAAGATACGTTTTACCATAAGGAACCATGGTTTGCGTCGGAAATCCGTTCTGCGTTTCTCTTATCTGGACTTCGACTCCAAACACACCACTTCTACTCTGGAAATACAGATCAAGTTTTTTTATAAAAACTGCCTCTACACCGCCATCTGGCTCGCTAATAATAAAAGTCTGAGCAATAGGTTTCATCTAAATTCTATACCTCTATCGTTATTTTGTGCATCATTCACCATCGCCACCAGCGCCATCGCTACCAGCGGAACTGCCACCAGGACCACCATCAGAACAATCATTCGAAGAAGACGAACAGGCATCATACCAACCGCTACTAATTACTTCATAAACTGGCCAGACTGGTTCTGGCGTAGGTGCAGGAGGATCGATTGGTGGTAGCTGTTGTTGTGGAGGCTCATACGCTGGAGGAGACCAGCCACAGTCACTTACTGCTGTTGGCCAACTTGGAGTCGGTTCTACAGTTTCTACATATGGAGGATAATATGGCCAACAAACTTCCACAGGAGGATCCCATCTCGGTGGTGGGAAATAACAATATGTTATTTGTGGTTCTATGACTGTTGGTGTGACCGGTGGCTGTGGTGTTGGATCATCATTTGGCGGCGGTGGTGGAGGCGGTGGTGGTTGTGTATCTGGCGGTCTAACCACTACAGTCGTATTTGTGTTTTGATTTACGAAAGTTGTTTGATTATTGTTTACTATATTCTGTTGAACAATATTTTGTATAATAGGCTGAGGCATTCTAACGTTAATAACCGCGTTGGCTTTCTGAACAGATAGCTGCGTACCGAAAAATAAAACAGAAGCCTGAGTTGTTACTGATGACTCACCGATGTCAAGGTTATAAATGTCAGTTAGTTTGAACTCCAGATCGCCGCTTCTAAAAGCTCCTCTAGGAATAGAGAAAATACCGTATACATTGCCATTCGAGTCTGAAACAATGTCATTGCCCCAGGCATCAATTCCGTCGTATTCATAATAAAAACCAGCAGAATTTATATAGACTTTTTTGTCATTTGTCGAATAGTAAATTCCATTAATTTGAGTAACTGTACCACCATAAGGAGTCAAAGGCATGCACAAATTTGATACAGAAGTACGATCAAAATAAGGATAGAGCGTAGTGTTAGGTTTCATACCCTTCGCCGTGAAGAACACGGTTATAGGACTAATGTACGGTAACAGCGAAACGTCTGATACGAAACTTCCAACATCAACTTGAGACGATGAAACTGTTGACTGAATGTTAACTGTCTGAGCTCTATTTGTAGTTTGTGTTAAGAAATCGCTGGAATTTTCAGAAGCATCTTTGTATAAATTATACTCTTGATTAGAGTAGTAACTCTGAGTTTTATTAGTCCAAGCACCCCACTGAGAACCCCATGCCGTGGCACGATTCCTTTTCATGTTAATCCAGTTTGGAGACTGATCAAGATTTGAAATGATATCTGGATTTTTATTGATGTCGCCAGTTACTGAACCTGGAGGATTGAGAGTTATGGTTCCGCGATAGTTGTATACGTTACCTTCGATGCAGTTTCTGTACTTTGAAGCATTTGGCTGACTTTGATAAACAACCGTGTCATGTGGGATCATTATAAGATCACCATAAACTCCAGCAGTTGATTTTGTATCTAGTTTGAATCCTAGAGTGCTGAGTTCAAATAGAGGTCTAGCCTCACTCTTGGCACTGTCGATGGCGATTTTATAATTAGCGTCGCGAGTATTACCGATTGTATGATCATTGAATGGATCAACCAAGAAACCGTTTTTGAATCTGTTTTGACCAGTATTATCACTTCTCACAAGCAGAGAAGAAGTTGACTGTTCAAGAAGACTCAGTGATGTGTAGTATTCAAGTCTGTCAATTCTTTGAGAAAGCTTACCGATGTCAGCCATCGTATAACGTCTGGTCTGCTGTAAAGTAAGCTGAATAGCATAATCAAATCTATTGTAAGCAGAAGCGACAGTGGTTGGTAGAGAAGGGTATGGTGGTATATATGCTGTTCCGATAGTCATAGAAGAAGGAAGTTCTGCCGGAGCAACAGGATTATCACCAGAGATGCCTTCAACGCCTACAAGCTGTCCGCCTGTCGTAATTACAATTCTGTCTTTTCTAGGTAGATAATATTTCAGATTGGTTTTGAAATTCGTATCCGGAGAAGGTACATACGAACCGTTCGCTGAATAAGAATAAAGAGTTAGAGTGTTAGAAGGATTGATAGTCGCGCTAGCAATACTAGCGTTAGCAATAGCATTATTTACAGCATACGGTCTAAAATCAACAACATCACGAAGGTCATAACGATCACCAAAAGATGAAGTGTATCTAGAAATATTGTAAGTTTGAATTGCTGTTGCATTTGCTGTGTTAGCATCATCGATAGGGTAAGAGTTAGCGGTAAAGAAACCAACACCCTGCGAAATATCGTAAGTGAAATTATCAACAGAAATTAACAGAGTAGCATCTTTGGCTACTGGCTGCTTCGATGATATATAAGCCAATCCATAATAAGAATCGCGCTGACCTGTATCTAAACGGAAACTCGATGTGTTATTTGGATTGGAATTCGAATAAGTTCCACCTGTAGAATCTACGTATACAGCGTTCAGTCTCCACACATCTGGTATACCCAGACACCAAGGTCCAGTTGCGCCTCCAGGGTTTGAATTAGCCTGGATTTTGATATAAGTTCCTTTGTTGATAACTTTCTTGATTGGAACTGTTCCGCTTCGAATAATATCAAAATAGAAAGAGGTCTGGAAAGAATTGTTGACAGTTTCACCAAGACTTATGCTAGCAACTGTTGAAGTGGCTGAGATCAATCTAGAAGGCGAAAGAAAACTGATTGGAGTTCCTGCAGGGAATGTTTTTTGGTGAGCAAGACCAGAAGAAGTAAATCCATATACAGAATCAACAGTAATCAAACTGCTGTTAGTAATAGACGTAATTCTTTTTGTAATTGTGTTCGCGTAGAAATAATCACCAACCTGATATTCGGAAGCGAATGCTGTTCCTAATCCTACCACGTTCGAAGAAATGGTGCTTACCGATACTGTTCCTGTTTTTGAACTACTGTATCCAGTAGTGATAGGAATCATTATGAAGTTTTCTTCTAGATTCGTAGAATACGAACCAGTGTATAGGAAAGATTCAGAACCGGTTCCAGAAGCAGATCCAAGAGTGACTGTAGCTGTACCATTCGCCTGGAAAAAAGCATTGGCTCTGTTTCTATACACGTACTCAGCAGAACTGAATCCATTGCTCATCAATGCTTTCTGACCAAAAGGATAGATCATAATTTCTTGATTAGAGTCTAAAATTTTCGCGGTATTAGCGGTCAGAGTAGCATCATATGTAA